ATGACAACATTTAATTTACCAGTAGAATACGATAACCTTTGCTCACAAGAGCGCAAGGCAGTTCGTGAACAATACATCAAAGAGCAAAACAACCTGTGTTGGCATTGCGGCGAAGATTTGTTTAGTGATCCGCCAGAACGAATTACTGAAAAGAATATCAACTTGAAATTATTTCCAGTTGGATTTTTAAACAGTCCTATTCATTTACAGCACGATCACTTTTCAGGATTAACTGAAGGTGCAGTTCATGGTTATTGTAATGCAGTACTGTGGCAATATCTCGGGAGATGAGGGAGTTAAGTGTTGGTAGCGTTGGAAGCGATACTTTTTAATGCCTGCATTCCCTTCATCTCTCGGTTATCACAAAAATAAAGGAGAACAAAATGTCTTTTAAATGTAATTATTGTAGTGAACCGCAACCGAATGGCATAAAGCCAAATAGAGTTGTTGTTGAAACTCGGAATGTCACATATCCGAGAACAGGAGATGGGCAACAACCATCGGGCACGGAAATTGTCAAAGAGGTTATTTTGTGTGCTGATTGTAATGTGGCGGAGTCAGTAGTGTCATAATTACACCGTGTCTACCAATTTTAATAAATAAGTATATGTATAATGAAATACCGAAAGGACAATTATGTGATTCAGGCTGCGGTGATACAGCACACTTCTTTAGTGAAGGAACAGGACGATATAGGTGCTTAAAAAGTATTATTTAAACATAGAATTATAGATTAGCCTATATGATGGAATTGGTAGACATGCTTGACTTAGAATCAAGTGCTGCGAGGCGTGGGGGTTCGACTCCCTCTATAGGCACCATTTTAAAATGATTAATTTAATTAAACACACATATAAATTTGATGATGAGACACAAACAGTATCTTATATACTTCAAGATGCTGATAATCGTCACTCAGTTGGACATCTAGTTAAAGAACATATTAAATGTCCAAAAGAATACGAAGATGCAAAATACGCTGGCAGATAATGACATATATTCTTAAAGTAAACAGTCAAGACTTGTACTTAGGTCCAGCTAGGGTTGGACAGATAAGAGGTCCGTTGGCTAATGCATTTGCATTTAACTCATATGATGATGCGAACTGGCTAAGAAATAAGTTCGGATTAAAAACTAGATATAGCATAGAGTCTATAACTGACAAAGACTTGTTTACTGCAAGGTTGAAAGGTAAATAATTATGAGTTCATACGTACATACATTTTCATTTGATGATAAAAACCAGACAATATGGTGCGTATATCGACATGCATATCATGGCAAGGCGATTGCCCGACGAATCAGCGAACATATTGAATGTCCAAAAGAATATTTTAAACGAAAGTTGAAAGGTATATGAATAAAGCATATTTTATAATCAAGGACGAAGGACGAGAAAACCAGATGTATCATTGCTGGGGCAATGGCATGGGAAATCAACCTTGGACATTTAACATTTCAAAAGCAAATCACTGGCCTACTGATGAGGGGCCAAAATTTATAACAGCAAATCAAGATTATATATCAATAAGTGTCGTAGCGATAACGAAAACGGAGTATTTTAAACGAATATTACAAGGTAAATGATTAATTTTTTTAAAAATAGAAGGAAGAAAAAGTTTTTGAATCGCTTGAAATATGGACAGGATGAAAAACCTGTGTATACTACAGCAGCAATGACTGATGCCTTAATGATTGGAGATGAAGAAAAGGCAGAAATAATATTACATGAAATTATTAAGCGTAGGTTAAAAGATATATGATACAAGAATTTTTCACAATGAGTTCAAACATTACTATTATTATAGATCAAAATGCATTATCAAATGCTGATTATAATATATTTTTTGGAACTGGCGGCCCTGATGATCCTCTCGTAGCATTCTATGACAAAGAACGATTGATTTCATCAGAACAATATAGTTATCACGGCAGATGGCGGGGCTGGAAGCACGAAGTAATCGAAAATGAGAAAGAATACTTTAGACGTAAGTTGAAAGGCAAATAAGAATGACTGAAAAAAAGAAATATTGGTTATCTGACTCTAACGATAAACACTATATATTTGAAGCAGAAAATGATAGAGAGGCTTTACGTTACTTTTACGAATCAGGTGATCGCGCATATAAGTACGGAAGAGCAGATAAAGCATATTTTATAAAGAGATTAAAAGGTGAAGAAATATGAAACATCCTATACAACCACTAACAAAAGACAAGCACGGCACGGTTCGATTCAAACCAAATCTCATCGTTAATCACCTTTTGGATAACGGCGGAATAGATTTGAATGCTCTTGCTATGATAGATTTCTCGCAGGAAGATCGTGAGCAGTTTGCACAACTTATTGGATATAGTTTGTGTGGCTTTGGCGAGCTTTCGTATGTATCAGACGCAGCATATGAGACCGCTGATAAGATGTACGAAAAAGGATTAACAGAATCAGATGCGCGTATTGAGCATCTTGAAGAAACACTAGAGGAAGCACGGGAAGGCGTGAAGCAAGCAGCTACATCGCTGTTTAGAATTCACCCTCACGACCTAGAAGAATCATGCTTGACAAAATAGTATTAAAATTAGAAACAGAAGAGGAGTATCGCAAAGCACTTGCTGATCTTCTAGAATGGATGAAGTATGAAGATGTTTCTGCGCCTCCTTATGTAGAGAACTTGATTCAAGCATTAGTAAATTACGAGGAAAACACTTTCCTATGGAATGGAAAGAATGAAACACTTAGATGATGTAAACGAGACATATTGGCAGCACTTTAAATTCGCATTCCGCATAGGACTTATATTTCTTATCACAGGAGTGCTTGTTATAGCTCACGCCATCTATCCTAACGCTTTCAAGAGTGTAGGATCAAAAGTAGTTAGATATTTACATGATGAATTAGAGAATAGAAATAATGAATGAAATTCAACAAATGGATCCGCATCTAGTAGTATTGATGCAGTGGCTCAAAGATAATGACGAATCAGATGCGTCAAAGCGTGAACATGCTAACCGTACCGGTCAGTATATTCCTGATTTGCTTGAAGACAGTTCGGATAACTATGACTGAGGCCGAGAAAGCAAAATTCTTACGTAAGCTCCGTATCGGTAAACCGAAAGGCGGACACCTAGAACTATGGGGATCGCATTATTTCCATAACGGTCGATATTCTGGTATCATCACTGATGATCCTAGCGGTCGTTTTGAAGATGGTGATATTATTACAACATCACGGTGTGTTAAAATGCACAATATCGACAACGAAAAAATCTTAGAAACCGAACAAAGTTATTATACGTTAGGTTGCGAAGGCACATATGCTGATCGGGAAGATCACAACGAATTAGGAGATGAATATGAATAATATCACAAACACAGCAAATGCATCATGTTTTTGCGTAGGAAAATTGCCAGGATGTACTTGCGGCGGCAGATGTCGTTGTGCATGTACTTGTCTTATAGACAAGTCGTTTGGAGGATCAGGTTGGATGACTGTAACTGACAATCCCGACTTGATTTCTGAAGGTGGTACGGAAGAGATACACAAAACAAAGAGTGGCAAGGGCGCAGTCGGCCAAGCAATCGCAAAGGACAAGTTACGTAAACTTCCACCGAACTGTTCGTGAAACTTCTCGACTATCATACTGTTACTGACAAAGACATTTTTCTTCTGAATCTACACGGAGAAGATGTTGAATTTAGCATGGTAGAAAATGATGACATGCCTACGTTCTTTCAAACATGTATGAAGCTTAATTTGTTAGACTTTATGTGTCAAAAAGAATACAGAGGCACACTTGCTACATTCAAGATTGTTCGACCATTTATGTTTCGCATGAATCTTGGATATCGAGAATTTACGATTAATTTACTATCAAATGATTTATTGAACATCACTGAAATACTAATGGCACATGACTACTATCGTGAACCTGATCCAAATGTTAGTGGTTTTCGTTACCTCCACGAATTATATTTTGATTTCTCTAACGAACAAAGAAACAAATCGTACAAGAGTTTTAACTATGAAATGTGATTTTCGTAATGGCGAGTTATCAAAGAAAGTCTTGTTTAAATCAAGACTCTCGGGCGAACCGATTCATTTTGGTTTTATCCCTATATGGGAACTAAGAAAGTTTGTTAGGTACTGCTTAGAGAATAAACTCATAGCGCCGCTCGATCCATCAAACTCAAAAAATCCTTGGTACACAGCAGATGTAAATTTTGTGTATGTATCGACATATTCACGGACAACTGTTTGGCCTATTGCGCAAATAATGACATGGCTTGCTGATCTACTTCGTGTAGAATTTGCAACTGGAGGGCTGTATCAATTACGAACTGCTCAACAAACGATTGATTGCGGGCCGGCCCACAGTGCAAGTCATTACGTAATCAGAAACAAAATGTATATTTCATAATGAACAAAGAATACAATTTTAAAGAATTTACTTACAAGGATATGTTTGAAATCAAACTCAAAGATGCTATTCCTAACTTTGGATATATGTCGTGTTCTAAGAGAAGTAAATTCTTTAAGTTTTGCGTAGATGCAGGATTCATGGAGTTTTCAGGAGCATCATCACAAAGAAAGAGATATGCATATACTGTATTAGTTTCATTTATATACTCTGCAATGGGAAATTATCGTCCTACTGATGTAGAGTGTTATCAAGGACAAATAATAGTTATAGATAGTGCGTTTAGAGCCCGAGAAAAATTGAATAGTTCTTACGGTTTAGATATACACGAATTCTCGCTGCAACTACCAATTGAGTATAGTGATGCGTAGTTCTAAGAGTAAAGACGAATTTTTTCGCAAGATGAAAAAGAAGCCAGCCCAACAAGAGGTCTTGGATAATCTTGCTGATTACAGCATTGAACAACTGGAAAACTTGCGAGGCAACGTATTCCCGAAATGGGTTCGACAAGCCCTTGTAAAGTGCAAAGAACAGGAACTGGAATTCATAGCTCGCGGCTGCAAAACACCTGAACAAGTCGCTACAGAACTTGCTATACGAATGACGAAAGCAAGTCTTGACAATGCGGAATGAGGCTGCTATAATAGTGGTCTAAAGAATAGGTAAATAGTCGTGAACAAGGAAGAATTCAAAGACAGGCTCGCTGGAAAGTTCTATAATTTAGAGATTGTAGACGATACACACAGCAGAGATACAAGTGAACCCGATCCTAACGATAGTTGGGATAGGGCTAGCACGTATACAACTCATAACATTGAGGGCTTTAGAGCCGCTCCTGAGTCTGACGGAAAGTATTATGATATTGTAATTCCGTATGCTCCGCTATTCGAGGAGTTGTATTATTTGCTATATGTTGTGTATTCGACAGGTGATAGCTTCGGACACGATGAAGGAAATAGCATTGAATACATCGGATTCTACAAGCCAAGTCAGCTACATATTGCGCAAGAAAATGAGCGCAAGATTTATGACTTTATGAAAAATGAAAATAGTAATAAATATTCTGTTAAGCTTAAAAGTCCTGAAGGCAAGGTGTTCGATCAATCTGTGCCTTGGAAAGGATATTTTGAGAGCATGGATACTATGGAAATCATAGAAATTGATAGGATGAACTAATGAAAAAAGTTGACCGCAAACAAGTAATCGTCTTACGCAAAGATTTAGGTATGCGTAAAGGCAAGATGGTAGCGCAAGGTGCTCATGCATCTTTGGGTGCTATCTTGCGTGACGGTAAACTCAAAAAGAGCAAAGATATTGATGCTTGGCTTGAAGGCCGATTCACAAAGATTTGCGTAAGTGTAGATAGTGAGGAAGAATTGCTAGAAGTCTACGAAGATGCTCGTAGAGCGAAGCTGGCTTGTAGTCTTATCACAGATGCAGGTCTTACTGAGTTTCACGGCATACCTACCAAGACAGCAGTTGCAGTAGGTCCAGGTATTCCCGCCGAAGTTGATAAAATCACCGGCGATTTAAAATTATTGTAAGGAGTAAATAATGACTGACAGTGCAGATAAAAGAAGTGTTTCAACTGATGCCCTAGAAACTCTAGGTACAATCATCGGCCCTAACGAGGCGCGTGATGCTATTCACTTGGCAGTTGATCCTGCCGTAGCAGTAGAAGTTTTGCAGCCAGGACAAGACGTTGGTTTTGTTGTAGGCGGAGTAGGCGTGTGTGATGATCCCGTAGGCATTGTTGACCCGTTCTTGAAAGCACCAGTACAAGTTGGTGAAATGTTTTGGTTAGTTGTTTACCCAAGAGAAATTACTTCTCTACGTCACGTTTGGTCGCACCCAAAATTTGATGAAGAGGAAGAATGTGTTGTTGCTGACCAAGAAGCCCGCTTTGAATTCAAAAAAGAACTCGACGGCACAAACGCAGCAGGTCGCTGGATCGAAAGCTATGCAGATAGCGTTGGTTTAGGATTTGACGAGTTAGTGAATGCTGCTGAGGAGTGGATCGAAACTAGCCATGATACGACATGGGGCGGAGAGTATCTAAACCGTGGTGAACTGCTAGATGGTGTACAACTACCGAGTGAGTTTTGGATTCACTATCAGAAATTTACTGGTAAAGTAGTTGAGCCAGAATATCAACAGAACTTCTTTACGTGTAGTTGCTAATGATTAACTTTGAGAGTCCGTGCGTGAGTTTATGCGAGCTTGATGAAACAGGCGAAAATTGTATTGCTTGCAAGCGGACTCAAGAAGAAATTTTTAGTTGGATGACTTATACACAAGACGAACGCAATAGAATAATACAAGAGGTCAGAACAAGAAAGCTATGAAAGAGAACAGGCCAAGGAAAGGTAATAAAATGCCACCTAAAAACAAAGACCTGCCTGAGCAAATCCGTAAGAGATTTGATAAAGTAGATTTAACATATGCTTATTGTCCTACAGGCTGGATTGATCTTGTTACTGAGTTAGATGAAAAACTTGCGGTTCTAGTGCCGCATTACAAGATTCGGCAAATCAAAGAGAAATTTGCTGGACTACGATATTACGTAGATGTACCTTTGTATGGAGATGGTTCATCACGAAATCAAGCACACAACCTAATATCTGAGTATGAGAATAAATCATATTCTATATGCGATGTGTGTGGTGAACTTGGAAAAGAAACAAACTTAACTGGCTGGATGGCTACACGCTGCGAAGCCCACAATACAAAGGAAAAAGCAGAGAACTAAAATGACGTACCCGATGATAACAGAAGAAATGGAAACATTTGTAGGAAAGATTTTTGAGCAAGATTTTACACGCGATGATATAGAACAAGCATTCCCTGAATATAATGTATTCATATCAAATAAGAATGCGTTAGCAATAGCAGGTTTACGAACAGATAGACTCCGTGTTTGGTTAGATGATGACAAAACTGTTGTCAAGGTAATAGCAGGATGACTAGTAAGATTTTAAAAGATATGCACGAAACTGCCCTAGGCATGTACAAGTGCGGCACCATGGACAAGCAAGCATACATGAATTTCAAGCGTCTTTGTGAAGCTAAAGAAACAAGTGGAAATAAAGTTCCAAGAAAAATGAAATAAGTGTTGACAGAATCACATAAGGTGTTATAATGATATACTTCATACAAGCAAAGCAGTATGTTAAAATTGGTTATTCTAAGAATCCCCAATATCGTTTAAAGAAAATGCAAACTGCTAATCCTGTAAAATTAAAATTGCTAGCTACTATGTCTGGTGATTGTAAAACTGAAAAGGGCTTGCATGAAGCATTCGAGAAAGCACATTATCGTGGAGAATGGTTCCGCTATAATGGCCCTTTAAAAGCTTCTATCATGGCATTTAAAGATAGCAATAACAAAATATTAATAGAAGATGTACGATCATTCCAACAGGCAGGATTACATCTTAAAGCAAGACAAAGGCTAAACAGATTAACGGCAAGCGGAAAACTTGACCATAAATTTGTAAAGCAAATGAAGAAAGATTATAAATAGATTTGTGCGTGAGACTATAAGCAATGGCAACATTGTGAATGCGGGGAATCCAACAATAACCGCGCCACCTCTTCGGAGAATGGTAACCCCACGCAAGCCGCGATTCAAACGGCTTCGCTAAGGCGGAGATACTTAGAACGCAAGGCAAAGGGACAGGTCATACGCTGGGGCCAACGGTGAAGGCGGAGACTGGATGTTTAACAACATCTTACCTTTGTATGTCAAACTTGCTACTAAGGAGAATCAAATGGTAGTTGTTGTGTTCGAGTCTTAGCAGGCAAGGGCTATACAGCAGTTCGATAGTTAGCGGGAAATCCTACCGCGACTAGAAGAACAGTCGAAAGTATTCTTAGCCGAAGAAACGACAGAAGGCGTGTTGCATTTTGTATTCCAAAAGAGTATGAAACAACAGGAGTAGCACATCTTCGTTGGTACACAATTAATAATGCTCAATGTGGGCATTTGTTTTAGGAACAAAATTTTGCAGGTTCAAGTCCTGCTATTAATTAAACGTAAAGACTGCTCCAATGTTAGACGGAAATGGCTTAATTCATCACTCTTCGGAGAATGGTGACTAACAGAAGCTCACAAGGTGGAAGTTAGTTTATGCAAATCTGCTATCGCCAGCGACTCATAAATCGGCAGCCATGTTGTTAGACTGTTTCGTAGCTTCGGCTTGGGGCAGTGGATAAGTTCTTAACCATCGGGGTTGTACCCAATGGGCAAGGGAGCGAAGGTAATAGCAGGTATGTGTAATCTCAGCACACCACTCTTTCTACAACGGACTATAATGTGTTTTTAAACAAAATTTATATCATTTCATGGTTCGGGCAACGCACTGATCCTACTCTGCGTAACAAACGTAAAGAATTACATCTAAAACAAATTGAATGGTGTTGGTCACATGATCTTGACATCGTTGTATATGCACAAGACTACGATGAAAGTGATTACGTTGATGGCATAACATACATCAAACACACAGGCGATGTAATTCCGCCAGGACACGCTCGCAATAAATTGCTTGAGCATTACTATCAAACAGACGACGATTTTGCTGTATTCGCAGACAATGATTGTGTTCTCTATGAGCTACCTCAGCACAAAGATTCGATTGACTTCATTGAACGTCTACGCAAACTAGATATGAAAGACTTTGAATCAGTCGGCATCATAAGTCCTTTGAATCCCGCACGTACAGCATTCTCACAAGACATAGGCAAAGCAAGCTATGATGAGAATTATACCTTCAGACGATATGCGCGGGTCGGCGGCGGACTTCTGTTTATAAAGAACCTACAGAAACACGCGAACGAAAAGTTGTATTTCGATGAAGTGAATTTCGGTTACGTAGACGGTGAACTAATCCCAGGAGAAGACAGCGACTTCGCATACACGCTCTGGAAAGCAGGACACGGAACGTATGCTACAAATCACGCAATCATGCATGAGTATGGCCGCAAAGCTTCAACGTGGATTGCTGATGATTCGAAACGATACGACAGATACATAGATATATTCGTGCCAATGATGAATGAGAAACACGGACATATATTGCTGTTAGGCGTTGGCTCTGGTGACTTAGATAAGGGGTACAGCTATTACGGAGTATCTACTCATGTGAACAGCGGAACGCGAGTACGCTTTGCCCGAGACGCAAAAGACAGAACCAAAGTATTAACGTATCACGGCCACACAGGTATCGAGTTTCATCCTCTGCCTGAGCCAATGCAGATCACTGAAATGATTCCGATACTGGAAGCCAGTGACTTGTACAAGACAAACGCAGCATTCAAAAAAGGTGTTGATCGTATGACTGGCAAGGTAGCCAAGAGCGGAAGAGGCCATTCTCCGAAGCTAAAGACATTCACAAATTGGTCAGTTCTTGACCCAAATAGCCTCCCTGAAAAAATCCAAATTAAGAAATAAACAGGTTGACATTCTCTGAAAAGGTGTTAAGCTGTAAGTGAGAGATAGGAGAATACAAAATGGCAATTTCCAAACAGACACGAAAACTCTTAAATGAACGTCTGCTTATGATCGACAAACTCCGCCACGAATTTGGCCGAGAATTTGGCGACCCCAATAACCCTGACAGTATTTGTGATAAGTGCGGTTTCCGCAAGGATCACAAACTTCATGGCGAACGCTGGAAAGTTCAGTGTTGGGAATCTGAGGCAGGCTGGGGAACATCCTCGATGGGCACAAGCTACTTCGATACGAAGGCCGCTGCGGACGCGTATGTCCTTGATTATAATAAGGATAATACGGCAAAAGCGGTCCCTAGCTGCTATTTCTACGCAGATACGCCAGTTCAAGTATAATCTTAAACCATTGATTCCTAAAGGAATTTAAGTGTTGACGCCACTTGACATAGTGGAAAAGCTACTGTATAATTATACTTGAGAATTAGGAAAAGGCTAAATTAATGACTCACATTAATGACGTAATCGAAGCAGTAAAAACTGTCAAAGACTTTGTTAGCGACAGCCAGCTTGAAGCAATGGGCAATGGCGTCCGTGGTGAGGAAGGCGAATTCTTCAAGACTCTGTTTGTTAAACTTGCAGAGCGAATCAATAACATGCCAGTGACTTACAAAACTGATGGTCAGGGTGACGAGGCAATCGTTCACTTGCACTATTTCAGAGATAACATGGATTGGTACATTACTGAGAAAGACGTAGGCGACGAGCAGATTCAAGCTTTCGGCCTTGCTGACCTCGGAATGGGATTTCCTGAGTTGGGTTACATCAGCATCGAGGAACTCGTTGCAAACGGAATCGAACTCGACCTGTATTGGACTCCGAAGACGCTTGGTGAGGTAAAAGCATGAGCCTCTATCACGCATCATTCAAAGGCCGAAAAGTCAACGCACATTTCAAGCCACTTCGTCGTATCGCTGTTGTGCTAGAATCAGACAGCATCTATGACGTTAAAGCAAAAGTGAATCAACAGTACGAATTCATTACTAGCTTGTGCGTCACTAATTGTGAAAGTATCGGCGCAGAATTATTCGAAGTAGCAGCATAATGCATCAACTTGAAGCAACAGCAACGTCTTATTGTTTTGAAATCTCAATTCCTGAGTTTGAAGCAATGGAGATGCGCGACGAGGAACGCTACGATGATGGTGAACAGAAACATCTTTTCGAAATCCTCGATTCGATGGACGGAGTCAATGATACTGAATATAACGGTCATTTCGGCTCATTTGTATATTTCACAGTTAACGCCGAACAGTGTAATGATGGCGAAACGCTCAGATTGATCGGCGACATTATTCTCAGGTATGTTCGAGGCGAGGATTTAAGAATATGAGCCGTATGACTGACAAAGAAACCAACAGAGCAGCACTTCGATATTCGCTGACGCTGACAGCAGCAACCGCGTTAGTTATTAGCATGAATGTGTTTGCTGGTGTCAAGCTTGGTTACGATGTACGAAATTTAGAATGGTGGTTGATTAGCCCTGCGCTGACAATCTTAATCTGTTACATAGCAACAAAGTTGGCAATCAAATGACTCCAATAGAAGCAAAATTTGCGCGTGAAGCAAAAGCACATCCTACACGCTGGATTATTACGCCTAGCGGTCGCGGTACTTTTACGATAGTGCGAATCGCACCTGATCTGAGACCTCGTCCACAACTGAGGTTAGTAACATGAATGAACAAGAGAAAGCACTCCGCGAAGCATTTGCGGCAGGAATGGTTGCGCGTGACGCTGGTGCAGAGTTTGACGAAGCTAATGATTGGTTCGATGCTTACATCGAAGATGAAACTGAGAGGACAGTAACATGAATCACCCACTTGACAAATATGCGGAAGATTTGCTGAAAGCTGCCGCCGAAGGTCCAGAAGGAATGGAGAATTGGCTCAAGGATTTGCAGAAAGAAGTCGGCGCTCCCGACGGACCCGAACTTCCTGATTCAATCGAAATCGAGTACGAAGACGGTACGAAAAAAACGTTTGAAGTGCCGACGTTTTATAGTTTCGACAATCCTGCTCCGCAAGAGGTGATCGACAGTTGGAGCGAGGACGAGGATGAGTACTTTGACGGCGACGGCAACCAAATTAAGCCTTTCGATCACCAAATTCCAATCGTTGATCCTGACTTGCCACACGACGAGGACGAAGAATGAGCTACATCGAAATGATCGACTATGCACTAGAAGAAGCCGCAGGCACAATGTGTTGGGCTTGGTTTAGGCTTATGTGTTTTTATTACTCAATTGTAGTGTATGGTGAATTTCACTATATGCTTCCTTGGGGATAAGGTCCAGGATTGATAATGTTCATCACGAACCAAATTGAGTTTGATGCAGCAGCAGATCAACTTGAAGCATACTTGCTGATAAAAGATCCGACTAATGAAGAATACGCACAATTTCAGGCTCTTGCAAGACACATGGAAATCTATGTAGAATCGCAGCCTACCGATCAAGAAACAATGCACTAAGGAATTAGACGAATGAATAATTATGAAAGCAAAGACGTATATACTCGCAGACGCGATGATCGAATATACGGATTATTTGCGAGGGTGTTTATCAGTCAAGGCGACAGAATTTTCAGCATCAATGATGGTAATTATCAAGTAGATCCTGACTTCCGAACTATCCAAACGTATCAAGGACACTTCATACATCCTGACGGCATGTTCACGAATCACTCTTGCGATCCGTCTGCGGCGGTCGATGCTTCAATTGGCGTATTGTACGCTTTGCGAGACATAAATCCTGATGAAGAAATCACGTTTGACTATAACGAAAGCGAGTCAGACATTCAATCCAACTTTGACTGTAGCTGTGGCGCAGAGAATTGTGTCGGCAGAATCGGAGAGGACAAATGAGCATTAAAATACCTGAGAGTGTGGTTCTACGTACACAAAAAGAAGTGTACGAAATACACAACGAATATGCAGAATCTCGCCGTAAGGTCGAAGAGGCTGAGCGCGCACTTGAACAAGCAAAGAATGTACTCGAATTTAATAAAGGGAATTTTGTCGAAACTTGTAAATTTTTAGACGAAGTTTCACCGATGGATGCAAACGACGATTGGGATTGGGTGCAAGAAATCGACCCTAATTTCAGGAGAACAGAAAACGATTAAGTAATTCGTAACTAAAATCAACAGTTTTCAAGAATAACCTACTGAAATATAGTGGAATTTACTCCTTGACAATGCGGTAAAAAACACGTATAATATACATACAAATTGAGAAAAGGCCCCAAAATGATCTATCAAATTATCGAAGAAATCAAAGCCGATTCAAGCAAAAACGCTAAAATCGCAATCCTCACGAAACACAAGGATAACAAACTTTTGCAGCGCGTGATCGTTGCATGTTACAGTCCTTACATTCAGTACTACATTCGCAAAATCCCTTCTTATTCTGCTGCTAGTCGATCTAATCCAATTACGTTGGACAAAGCACTTGATTCGTTGAATGCGTTGACTACTCGCGCTGTCACTGGTCACGCAGCAATCGACTACTTAGTTGATCTCCTCGAACGTCTTAGTGCAGAAGAGGCATACATTTTGACGCGAATCATCTTGAAGTCGATGGACGCTGGTTTCTCAGAATCTACAGCAAACAAAGTCTGGAAGAAACTTGTTCCGACTTATCCTTGTTTGCTTGCAAAAGGTTGTGACGAGAAAACAATCAAACGTATGTCTTGGCCTGCATTTAGTCAGTTGAAAGCTGACGGTATGCGAATCAACGTACATGCTACTGATACACAGACCAACATTAACATTAACTTGTGTGGTCGAAGTGGCAAAGCAGTCGATATACTCGGCGAACTTGACACAGATATGATTAAGTTAGCATCACACATTAATCATCCTGAAGGTGACTTTATGATTGACGGCGAACTCATATTACTTGAGGATGACGGTTCAGTTATGGAGCGCAAGAAGGGCAACGGTAAGTTGAACAAAGCGATTCGCGGCAAGATGCCTGCGGACGAAGCAGCAAAAGTACGTATTCGCGTTTGGGACATTATCGGCGCAGAGTCATTCAAAAATGAAAAAGACGAAACTCCGTATAGCGAACGATTCGAAATGCTCAAGCAAGCTGTCGAAGCGGCCGGCCCAGGTAAGTACGAATTAATCGAAACAATCGAAGTTGCCGACATTGGCGAAGCACAAGCACACTTCAAGCAAATGCTCAATCGTGGCGAAGAAGGTTCATTGCTGAAAAGCTTCGATCATGTTTGGGAAGACAAGCGGTCTTACGGTCTGCTCAAGATGAAAGCAATCAAAGACGCTGACCTCGAAGTTGTTGATTGGGTCGAAGGTACTGGCAAATACGAAGGTATGCTTGGTGCATTGGTCTGTCAGTCTTCGGACGGCAAGGTCGAGGTGAGTGTTGGTTCAGGTTTCTCAGATGCTCAACGTAGGAAGTTTACGCGCAAAGCGACTGTAGGTCGTGTTATCGAAATTCTGTACAACGAGCGCATTTCAAGTCGTGATCGTACAGATGTTGATAGCTTGTTTCTTCCGCGATTTGTAGAATTGCGTGAGGACAAGGACGTAGCTAACAGTTCAGCAGAGATTTCATAATGAGTGAAAGTGATTTTATCATTCATCACGTTGAAAAGTGTGACGGCAGGTGGCGCATATCATATGAGCGCCGCAGCGAATGGAAGCCTAAGACGGTATTTTTAGATGAACTGTTAGATGAACTTAATGTTAACAGTGAGGTGAAGTGATGAAATTCGCAATTATGTGGTTTGGCATTGGGACGTTTGTTGCAATTGTAAACTTCACTCAGTGGTGCTTCGATGGCTGCTTGATTGGAGAAGGCCCTGAGGATCGGTTTTACTATCTCAGTGGCATGTTGCAGAACGTTTTCTTTGGATTTGTTTTTGGCCCGATTCTTCTGGTTATACAGATCACACAGGGCATGCCGATTCTTCCGCAGAAGCACACACTTGCTTCAAAAACTTCACGACGATCAGAATGACTGAGATTTTTCTCTTAATTATCTTGCCATTCATTCTAGATGAGAATGACATAGTGTTTATTAGCCATCGAAAGCTGCGTAAGACAAAGCAAAAACTCTTACGTCGCAAAGCAGCAAGAGATTCAAAATGAAACTCTACCAAGAAACACGCTTACAAGCATTGATGATTTTATCTACTGCTATCGGTTTAGTTGCAGCATTAGTATTGCTAGCAGCTGGACTCATACAAAGTCACCTACCGTATTTGATTTATGCAGGTATTGATCTAATAATCGTGTTTATTGTTATCTCAATCGGTCATCGACGCGCCTTAGCAGTAATGGCTCGCGTGAAAAAGATTGGCGAAGGCAATGGCAATGCAGCAGATGACCTTGAATGGTTAAAGTCGAGGAAAAAAAGATGATTGCTGTTTTGTGTGCCATTTTGTGTCCTATGCTTGTAATTCTAGGCGTTGTTAGTATTAGCGGAGCGCCGAACATGACTTGGTATGAAAAAGCATTTTCGCCGACAATGATTTACGCAGGATTGGCTTGCGGTTTATACGCAATATATTCACTTATTACATTTATTTTCTGAGGTAATACAATGGATATTCAATTTCTTGGTTGGTGCAAGAACGAAAAATCAGACAAAGTTTGGGGTATTGTGAAGAAAGACGATGGCCTCTACGTAACATTTTGGGGCCGGCGCGGTGCGAAGCTTCAAAAGAAATTGATCGAAATGGAATCTTATGATGCGAGTGCGCTGATCCGTTCAAAAGAGAAGAAAGGCTATCGTGAGGTTCAGAAGGACGACATGGAAATGGTTCACGATTCGTTGCGTAAGCACGTTTTCAAAATCGGTTTGTCAATTTAGGAATTATCATGCCAAGAGAACCATATTCATACGAAATCGTTTCGGAGCCGTTACTCGGTTGGCCTACGATTAACCTTATATGCGACGATTTAACAATTCGCACTGTTACAATGCCAATTAATGTAACAGAGGATCTTGTTGCATTACTCAACCAAGTGTACCAGAGAGGGTACTTAGAAGGACAAGCAGGGACATAATGAAAATTGGTGATACAATCTATTTTCTTTACGATTACATGCTTGAGCGTGGAACAGTAATTGGCATCGGCCCCGTAAACGTTCGTGTACAGTTCGGGTCGGGATACATAACTCGTCAAGTACACGCAAAATGCGCAATGCCTGACGAGTCAATTGCAGTCGTTTGGGAATTGCACAAAGGTCGTAATGGCCGTGGCGGATACAGGCTGGAACGCGAATTGTATGCTAACGAACGTGTACCAGCGAAGGATTGGAAGTATCAAACATACGTATATGAAAAGGTAGCCCCGTAATGGAAACATATTATCTCATATTACTTGTGCCAGTAATTATCGCACTGATCGCTCGCCTAAAGTTTAAAGTGTCGATCACATGGCCTGAGACGGCAGCGCAAATTGCTATAATGAGTTTAGTCTTATCAATAGTTTGGCTTGCAGGTAGTTGGAGTCAGACGCACGATACTGAAATTTGGAACGGTGAAATAACAAGTAAGCACAGAGACCATGATACATACGAACAAGCTTATGATTGCTTCTGCACTACTGATAGTGACGGCTACGAATCTTGTTCAACTTGTTACGAAACTCATTATACAGTTGATTGGTATTTGAAAAGTACAATCGGCAATATTCGAATTGATTATAAAGACAGCACATGGAGAAGTGTCTACGATAAGCCTGATCCACAGAATTACAAAGATGCGTATGTCGGCGAAGCATGTTCGGACACTCGCGGCTACACGAACTACATCAAAGCTGTGCCTGATAGTCTGTTCAACATGGAAGACGCGGTGTACGAACAATTTGATAGCCTGATTCCATCGTATCCAACTGTATATGGCAAGTATCACGTAGATCATGTTATCACAATGGGAATGGGCAGCAATCTTGCAATACGAGATTGGAATGACTACTTAGCAGGAAAGTTGAGAAAACTCGGTCCCGCTAGTCAAGCAAACGTTATCGTTGTTATTGCAAATACAGCAGACCAGACATATCGCCACGCCCTTGAAACAGCGTGGGTTGGCGGTAAGAAAAATGATGTTATTGTTATCGCTGGTGTAACGAACTATCCGCAGATTGATTGGGTGGACATAATTACACTCGGCCAAAACGCTGGCAACGGATTAATGACAGTCAAGATTCGTGACGATCTAATGGAACTCGGATCAGTTGAAAGCGGCCAAGCATTTATTGATGTAGTTGCGACGAATGTTGGACAGCACTTTGATCGCAAGCCGATGGCAGATTTTGAATACTTGAAAGACGATATACAACCTGCAACTTGGGTGTTAATAACGGCTTTCATTCTAGCGTTCTTTTTGAGCGCAGGTTTAACATGGGCATTTCATGTTTATGATCCGTTCGGCAGTAATTATCGCCGTCGCCGATACTATTAAGTTAGTGGAGTAGAAAATGAAAACATTTATGATTATGATTATGATTGTATTTGTATTGGGTGCATGTGCGCCAGCCTCACAGAAGACACTTGACCTTCGTGAAGAACGAGCATATGACCAGCAAGAACGTGAAATACAGTTCGACAAAGATACACAACGCTGTGACTTACAAACTCACATGATGGCAATTGATCGTCGGCTCGGCCATGCAACACGCAACCAAGTAGTTAGAAACGTGCCAGGTCGTGGTGACAAATGGTATTGTGTAAGACGCACACATTAATAAGTAATTTTAAACAGGAGTAACAAAATGAAGTATCAAAGAGGTGTAGCAGGTTGGGTATTTTTGGGCATAGTGTCAGCAATTGCATTTGTAATTATTGGCTCATATGTAACAAACGCCAACTATGGTAATCGTGCAGAGCGCGGTCTTGAAGCAGTAAAGGCCGACAACATGAACATTCGTTCAACTCACTCGCTCAAGATCATGGAACTTGCACAAATTCCAGCGATGTACAAGAATGATATTATTGAGATTTACACAGCAGCGATCAGTGCGCGCTACGGCGAAGAAGGTTCGCAGGCTATGTTTCAGTTCTTGAAGGAACAGAATCCTAATATCGACGCAAGCGTGTATAAAGCAATTCAGCAAGAGATTACTGCAGGTCGTAATGAGTTTAAGGTCGCACAGACTCGGCTCGTAGATCAGAAGCGTGTATACGTTACTAATCTCGGTTATGTCTGGAAGGGCTTTTGGCTTGAGCAAGCAGGTTATCCGATGTTGAATGTCGGCTTCCAAGGCGGATCAGATGATTTCGGAGTTGTCCTCAGTGGCGACACGAATGAAATCTTTGAATCTGGCATCGACAAGCCTCTCGTACTTAGTCAGTAAAATGATCTGGAACCCAATCAAAAATCGTAGGCTTCGCAGGGACTGGCGTCTTGTCGGTACCCTCGAAGCCATTTACACATGGACAGATTTGGACAATGAAAAAGATACAGCATACTATTATCTAAAAGAGAATGGTATGGGTGAAAGAAAATGCATACACGACGGAACTGGTAATCTTGGCAAAGATGGACGAAATTCACCGGCCTGGGCGGAACGTAAACGAGTATCACATCCGATATATTTAGAGAAAATTCGTCCTTGGCTTGAAGGTAGATACGATCCCGATATTCCAAGTTATGAATCAATCAAAGCAAAAGAATTCAAAGATAAACTTGCAGGAAAAATTACATGACTATTATGACTGTAATATGTGATCCAACAGAATTTATCCGCGTGATTGGTGCTTTCGATCAGCCGTCTGTAAATAAGTATATCGGCAAGGTTGGAAGGACAATGTCTCACGGCAAGAATAAGAGAGATTCCGAAGAACTATTTTTTGTTCGGATGCACGGTGAAACAGACCTCAAAGTATTTGCTATTAAACAAGTTGAATTCATCACTGAAAAAGAATACTTCAAAGGATGTCTTCGTGGTCGGACTTAATAAAAATCGAATTTCGCTCGGCGATATTGTATTCGTAAACATGAATAATGTCATGGATAATAACTTTGTAGGCAAAGCAGTAAGAATGCATGAAGGAACTAAAGTACGAGTCAATAAAGCAGATAATTTTGGTCGAATCGTATACATAAATCGTTGCAGTCATGCTAACGAAACACAGAGAAAACAGTACTTCAAGGATTGTCTTCGTGGATAAACAAATAAAAGTTGGTGATCTTGTACGAGTAAATTCACCTGATGCTAGTTGCAACTTTTTAGGTTACGGCAAAGTACTTAAGTTAAGTGGCCGAGAAGCAAGAATTAAAATTTTTGGGTTTTTTCAAACGTTACCATTCTTTATAGATGAATTAGAACCTACTACAGAAAAAGAACAGAAGCGTTATTTCATGGACCGCCTTCGTGGATGATGATTTCTTGAAACTACATCCGTCAATTAGTGTAGGAAGTATCGTTTCTATACGAAGTGCAGACTCCAAAAATATTCCAGGATATATAGGAATTGTAGTAGAAACTAATGTCTGGGAGCCAGGTGGAAGACGAATCTACATTCCAGGAATAGGAGAGGTTGAAACTGGCCTTGATAAATGCTATAATGCTACAGAAGCAGAACGTAAAGAATACTTCAAAAATGTACTAAAATATGAATAACAAACTTCCAAAAGTTCCATTCCAATTTACTCGCCCTGAGGAAATTATCCGCGTTGGCGATCATGTAAGAATTGTAAATTATCTTGAGGATAGTAAACCTGTCGGCATCGTTGAAAGAAGGAATGGCGGCTACATTTATGTGAATGTCAATCTAGATAATCAAGAGCGCCACCAGTATAAAGGCCACTATGAAGTATATGAAAATGAGATCGAAAAGATTACTGAACAAGAATATTTCAAGCTACTTTTAGCAGGTGCAAATGACAGTGACTAAGTGGATACTAATATTGAAGCTTCTAGGCCAAGATCACGAAACTGGTGAAATAGATTGGCATGAAGCTGTAAGGGTTGAGAACTTATCATTTCAGACTTGCATTGACGAATTAGTAACGATGGTCAACATATTTCAGATGGAAGGCATAGAGCATGACGTATACTGCAAAGAAATGCCCGAAGAAACAACGGAAAAAGAAACGGTTGATAAATAACTGTAGTTAATGTATAATAATGAAATAGTTGTGTGATAGTGTGTTAGTAGGCTGGGACGGACGCGGCTTCGAAGCCGCCATCTCCACCAATTTCGAAAGCACTCTCGTAAATCGCAGCAATCTCAGACGGCGCCAAAACGCTATCTTAAGCATAATCTAAGTATGTGGGACCTGTGGGGAGAGTGTTACTTCGGGGATGAATTGGAATCGACGTACGGATCGGAAGCACAAAGGACAACTCGCTTGGCAACGTAATTGCTAACTAAAGCAATCGGAAACGAAAACTTTGAAATCATCGGCATGAGAGAAGCTTCGGCTTCTTTCGCGTAATCTAAACAATTACACCGATCGAGCTATAAGCCAGCTTGTAACCAAATGAGCTAGGAAAGGGGCATCGACGTAGCTGAAAACTCTACGTTCGCCCCTTTCTGCTTTTATACGATAAATACATGTATGAGATTAGACGAAATCACAAGAACAAACGGTGCAGTCGATAGGAAGCTTCCTGGGCTATATAATGCTCAAGTTGGCGACATTATCGAAATTGGCTTCGAAGGTTCTAGAATCAAACACAAAGCTAAAATCGCAAAAGTCGTAGGAAACGATAGATTAGTTGATGCTGACGGCAACATATTTAATCGTAGCGGAATAGTATTTCGTCGCAAATCATATCCCCTAACATCATTTCGTGGCAAGATCATATCTGCAAAACAAATGACACAGAAAGCACTAGACAATGACCACGAAGATCGTAAAGTTGATTACTTGAAACGCAATAATTGGGAGAATGTTGATCCAGAAACAAGAGATAAAATCTTGTCTCTATTACGTGTGTCTTTCACTTCTATGCAAGGCATGAAAGATTACAAATGAGACTTCACGAATTAGTAGAACATACCTTTCCTAAGATTAAAACACATGATCGCAAAGGTGCGCACTTGCCTGACTTGTATAACTATGATGATGAAGAGGCATACATAGGTCCAAATGATAATCCTCCTGGTTCAGGCAATCCTAATCTAGACAATCCTGATATAGATACACTCGGCACTGGCGCATTCGCTACTGCGTATCGACATAAAGATACTCCGCATGATGTTACGAAAGGTTCAAAAGCACAATCTGAACCCGATGGCTGGCAGGTACTATTTACTGCATTATCTAAAGATGAAGATGCACAAGCAAATCCATACTTTCCCCGCTTTCGCAGTATCAACACATTCAAACAGAATGATGATTATGCAGTCGATCCTAAGCAATCATACGTAGTCAAAGTAGAAGCACTTGAGCCATATGCAAATCTATCAGACAAAGAACGTGAAATGCTAGTCAACAAAATATTCGAAGAAACGGGCGAAGATATAATTAATCATTATTGGGAAGAAGAAACCCGTGATCGTTGGAATCCCCGCGGCCAGCCACAGAGCTTCCCAGGGCAAAAGTTTGCATGGGCGATTCGTGCTTGTCTAGAAGGAGACACATGGCAAGATGAATTACGCTGGGCAATTCAAGACAAGAAATTTCTACAAGCAATTGAATTTCTACAAAAGACTGCTAAAGAATCAAACTACGAATTTGACCTACATCGAGAAAACATGATGATTCGTAGGACATCAGTTGGTGTACAGCTAGTACTCAACGATCCACTAGGATTCAGTACCGACGCCAAGCAAAAACAAGAAGTCGAAGGCCATCCTGATTGGGAATAAAGCTTGACAAGTACCACTTTATCGTGTACAATGAGGCATGGAATACAAGATCAGGCAATTAGACTGGTTCAAGCGCAGAGAGCCTACTAAAATCCCACAGCCTGTAAAAGTGGAAATCGACAATATTGAACTTGAGAAGAATTCTTACTGTGATATGACAGTAGAATACGATGATGGTGAGGTATTTGTCTTCGATGGTCGGGTACAGTATAACGACATCAAAGACACATGGACTGTTCATGGATTTTCTAGTGACAGCGGACGACAGTGTTTTGTGGATATAGTAGAATGAAATACGAAACAGCAGAAGAAAAATTTGAACGTAAACTCAAGTACGGCAAAGACGAATGGGTACCGCAGCCTTGCAACATGCAAGAAGGTCAGCCTTGCCCTTATGGATGTATCATAAACAAACGTGTAGCCCCGCCAGTGTATTACAGTCTATCAGGTGATTGTCGCTGTCCTTCAGCAGATGATTGCTGCATGAATTTGCAATTCGACAACGAGTATTACAGAACTAGAGAAATAGAAAAGGCAAAATATACGTAAAAATTCCCTCCAAAACAGGTAAATACTACTATAACAGAGGAGAATAATAATGTTTGATTTTATTGCATTTACATTACGAGAAGGATTATTTATGCTCGGTGGTGCTTTCATCGCTTGGAACGTTCCCCGTCCACAATGGGCAAAGGATCTGCAGGCGTGGGTAGTTCTTAAGTATAGTGAAATTTCAGCTAAGATAAAAGCTAAGTTCGCTAAATAATTCCACTATTTTATGGTCAAGATTTCCAGTTAAATCTGTCTGTCATAAAGAAACAGGAAGTTTCGAAAAATATCAGGGACAAGGATGTTCCTGTATTTGCCTGTAAAACTTGACTTTTCACTAATGAAACTATATAATACACGTATGAATACTATTAATGAATTAGAACCAATCTCACCTGAGAAATTACTAGCAGATTTTTCCGATTATACTATTGCAGAGTTAGTTATGGAAATTAAAGAACTGCGCAATAAGTTAGAACAAGAAAAGAAAATTACCACGGCTAAAGAATTTAGGCTTCAAAAGACATTAGTAGAGTTAGAAGAATTAACAACTCGTATAAATACTGCTAGAGCTAACTTACGTGGTGATGTAAAAACACCAGAGGAAACTTAATAGTGCATTTTTGTCCAGAAGAATTTAGATTGCTGATGATCTTAGTAGATTATGTGGTCAACACGTATCACTATTGGGTCTGTGGTTTCAAGGTTCGGTTTCTTAATGAAGATAAGCATGACATAAGCGATCACTACTCGGATAACGAATGAGCGGAATTTGTAGTGCGCACCATCCGAGCCTTGGACCCGTAGAAGGCTGTGATCTATGTCATTCAACTATTGAAGATTTACTCGGCGAAAGTACAGTTGCAATTATGCGAGCCGAAGCAGAAGCAGCAGGTCTATTCACATGTGATTGTGGCTTTGAATATTACAAAACAGTAGATGCCTGCCCACTTTGTGATAAAGAACGCAAAATTATACTCCCATGAATACAGCCCCGATAATATTCACTGATTCAGCAGCAGAGAAAGTCCTTTCTCTACTCCAAGACGAAGAAAATCCAAACATGATGCTCCGCGTATTTGTTCAAGGTGGCGGCTGTTCTGGATTCTCATACGGATTCGCATTCGAAGAAAAAATTGAAGACGGAGACCTGACTGTAGAGAACAGAGGTGTGACTCTGATTGTTGATCCTATGAGTGTGCAATATCTGATCGACGCCGAAATTGACTACACTGAAACCCTTGCTGTATCTCAATTCGTGATCCGAAATCCCAATGCTTCTACAACTTGTGGATGTGGCTCATCGTTCGCCGCTTAAGGCCAATATACCACTTAAAACTCAACAATCGTCACAGAGCCCCTCAGACGGTCTGACAGCGCCTCAGAAACTAGTGTTCTTACGGTCCCGTAATCGGTAACGGACTCAATAAAATCAATGACTTATAAGTTGTTGTAAAATAAAGAGATTCAGGTATTGACTTTATTCCACTATTTACGTATAATTGTGTTTGAGAATTAGGAAAATCCCACATGAGAACATACATAGTCGGTGGCGCAGTTAGAGACTTTCTGCTCGGCAAGCCTGTCAAGGACTTCGATTATGTAGTCACAGGTGCTACGCCACAGGACATGCTCGACCAAGGTTTCACACAGGTCGGCGCTGACTTCCCCGTTTTCCTTCATCCTGATACCAAAGACGAGTATGCACTTGCGCGAACTGAGCGCAAGACTGCTGCTGGATATCACGGTTTCGAGGTTAACTTCGATCCCACTGTTACCATAGAGGACGATCTGTCCCGCAGAGACCTGACTATAAACGCTATGGCAGTTGCAGTCGAGGATTGGGAGACTTACAAGTTTACTCTAGATCATCAACTCCTTGTTGATCCGTATGATGGCTTCACTGATCTGAACCGTCGAAGGCTGCATGTTGTTGGTAAGGATTTCGATACGTACAGTGAGCAAGAGAATCAGACGTTTCATACTGCATTCGGAGAGGATCCAGTTCGGATACTGCGTACTGCACGATTCCAGGCACGATACGGCTTTGCACAATCTCGCGAGACCACTGTCGCTATAATGGAGATGGTTAAGAACGGAGAGGTTGACGCACTAGTTCCTGAGAGGGTTTGGACTGAGACTGTTAAGGCGATAGCAGAGGATCGTGATCCGCTTGACTTTTTCTTCTTCCTAGACTTCCATGATTGCAAAAAGAAGCTGTTTAAGCAACTGAATCTGACTGATGCACTGATATACCATTTTGATAACGTTCGATACATGAACGCGAAGCAAAGAATGGCGCTGCTGACTGTTGGTTTCAAGAACGTCGATCAAGTTGGTGCTTTCTTCGATAAGCTGAAGGCTCCGACTGACTTCAAGAGACTCGCACAGGCTGTTCACAGACTTGCGAAGCTTGCTAACATGCCTCAGAAGGATTGGACTGCTGAGACTATAGTTGATACGCTGGCACTGGTTCACGCAGACGATCTTGATTCTGCTACGTCAACCGTTATGGGTATGCATGAGGATTACGTTAGCGACGGTTTTGAGGATCGAGCTACTTTCTCTGGCTACATGTTTGCTATACTTGGCGACATAGGTTTCAAAAACCTGACGCTAGATCAGCAAGCTACGCTGAAAGGCAAGGCGATAGGTGATGCGCTGCGCGACATAAAGGTTGCTACGACGGGAGCAATGCTAGATGCTTAAAGACGCGCTATTGAAAGTAAGAAAAGGCTATACGCCTAAGGATCTTTTTAAGCTAAAGCTTACTGGCGAAGCTGTTAACGTTTTGCGAGAGACACTAGCAAGAGAGTTAGATAGCTGGCTAATGGAACGTGAAATTTTTGAACCTGTTGATTTTGATAATGCATATAGCACAGGCAAATGGATTTCATTAGGTAAAGGTGGAGCTACATATCGCTGTTTATATCCTGTACGCATTTGGCACGTAAATGGCAGAGGTGGAAACGAACAAATAAATGTAGACCACATGAAGCCAGGCGACATTTGGGGATTCTGATGAAAGAACTAATATTTAATCTTGTGAATGGAGTACGTAGCGGAATTCCGCTGTGTTGCAATCTGTTCTTTTCGCATAATGCACTTACGCCTGGGCCAGTCGGAAAAAGAGTATACGAACAGCGCACAGGAAAAGAATTCGATGTATTCGCTTGTGACGATGATGAAGCACATTACGTCCAATGTAATCGTTGTTGGGTGAAAAGAGAGTGAAAGAGATTCGCAAAAACGGAGTTATTCTGAAATTTTTGATACTGGAAGACTAATGGCCGCTGAACACTACAGACCAAAGATTGGAGTTAAGAAAGCTGGTTACTATCAGGGCTACTACTGTGGCCGCTGCGGAGCGCCTGGACTTGCAATGCAAGGTAATCGTAAACACGGAAGCGGCGTGTGTCTTGCTAACCCTCTGATGGTTAAAAAGTTGCAGGAAGCTAACACAGTCGAAGCAGAAACAAAACGACAGTTCATTCTCGGCCTTCAAAAAGGAAAAGGAGATCACAATTCTCCTAGACGTTACTAATGAGAAAAGTAAAACCTGTTGTTACAAAGAAATACGTATTCGCTCGTAGACTCGACGGCAAACCTATTGTCTTAGATTTCTTCGATAGTGACATGCGCAAAGAGAAATTCACAGTAACTCGCCAACTCTTATTTGATCTTCGTGTACACGAATGGTTACATGATGAACCTGGTTATTCTTGGGTGTCGAATCACGAAATTCATTGTATCTTGCCGCGCGACCATGAACCATATACAATGGTGATTGCAGCAGGTACGAAATTCGAATCTAAAGACTAATGAAAATACTGACTGAAAAATATATTTTTGAATGCAAACTCAAAGGCAAGCCTGTTATGATTCACACTGGTTCGCTATATCACAAAGACATTCTAAAAATGTTAGTCAAAACGGGCATATGGAAAAAGGATCCGATCTTCACTGATAAATTTTGGCGTGAATATTCATTTACTATCCTGTATCCGATTCGGTTGACTGATGAAGATTTGGACAAGCTGCCGACAGACTGGATATATTTAGGCATTGGCGATCATCACACAGTCTGCTTATAACGGAAATGGTTGGTAAGTCATTGATTTATATAGGATTGTAAGTTATTGATTTTTAGTAAGAGGTGGAAAAAGTTGTAAGTCGTTGATATCCTTATGGTTATAAGGTTGACAATGCCGCTTTCCACCTGTATAATTTACTTAAGAATTAGGAAAAGGACAAATTATGAGTGACTACATCGTAACAAAGCTAATTTCTCGCAACATGCATAATGTATCTGGTAAGATGCGCCTGTTGCAAATGGAACGCGGCAGAAAGTTAGGTGGACACAACATTACTGGTACGGCATACAGTGGTTGGATCGACGGTGTCTACTGCGAAATCACACATGTAGTTACGCGACACATGGGCGACTTCATTAAGTTGCATGTTGCTCGTAACGACTTTCCGAGCATGGCAGCACTTGTTCGTCACTATCGCGCAGTCAAGCAGGAATTGGTGTAATGGGAATTCGTGAACTTCAAGCACAGAAAGCAGAAGCCCTCGAAATGTATCACGAGGAATGCGCACGTATCGACGCAGAGATTGACGCGATTCGTAAAGCGCGCGGAACCAAATTGAAAGTGTATACGCCAACTGCGAACGATGCTAAACTAATGAATATCGCTGATGGTCGCACTCGTCAACTGAACCCGCACGGAGAATAACAGAATGAGTTATGCACTTCCTCAAGTTGGCGACATTATCACTGTCAAGACATATTACAAGAGTCACGTAATTGGTCGGACAGAAGAGGATGACACGACAACGTATGAAAAAGTCTGCGTAGCTCCGAGCTTTGCTTGGACGAAGACTAACGCATTCTGCATCCCCGCTGAAGGTGAACCTTACATCACAAAGCGCACAATCTCATTGAACTCAGTCGTTGATCTGATCGTTCACAAAGGTAGTGACGCTGAAGGCTGCACAAGCGGTACGAAGTTTGTAAAAGTCCCAGGTAGCAAGGGTAACGAATATATGGTCACAGTAGTCGATGGATTCGGCACAGAATGCGAATGTCTCGGTTTTCACTATGGCAAGAATTGTAAACATTTGAAAATTGCACAGGAAGCAGCATAATGAGTAATTCCATGTACAGGACAGGATTTGTATTCAGCGATATTTCTCAAGGTCATCGCGTCGATACTCGCGTAGCAACGGGTGTACGCAAAACGACCGTTGGGCTTCCTGATGAAAAGAACGGGTTTATTCGAATCAACAAGAATACTCCGTGGAATCATCAGCGCGACAACTTTGAAGACATCCAAGAAGTCCTAGCCCGTCACGGAAAGAGTTTGACGCGAGTTTCGATGTACACTGATACAGACGGAATTCCTAGCTATCAGGACATTAGCGGACGACGCGCAGGAAGGAAAGTCAATCTGACTTCGTTTGTTGCACTCTGCACTGATACGCTGGTGTGGCAAAAGTACGAAGGTCGCTGCGCTGGCGGTGGTCAGAATACTATTTACGTTGGTGGGGAGAAAATGAAACTCACTACGTTCCTTGAACTGCCGTATTCGGCACAAGACAAGCTTATTCGTGCATCTGGAGATACGAAATGAATTTTGAATTTGAACTTCGCAGTCCTGTACAAACTACGATTATCGAAGCTGATATTGACCGAATTGTTCGAGGACACATTGAAGCAAGTGATCCGCGTGACGCAGCAGAGAAGATCGTGAGCGCATGTCGCCCTGATCTTGACGATGGATTCGATTCTCTTACTCCTGACTTTACAATCGAACGCAACCGAGACGGATCGTTCAGAGTCGAAGTTGACACTCACGGTCTAGTTGATGCGACTATTGAACTTGAGGTAATAGCATAATGTACTCACTTGCACAGAAACGAATGATGGCTAAAGTGGCCGGCGAGACAGAAGTAGTTCTCACGATGGAAGAAGTCGAGTACGAACTTGAAAAGTCTCGGGCACTGGATCAACAAATCGTCAAGTACATGGAATACGTACCTGAGGATATTCTGAAGGCTGAGGCTGATGAAATGTTTGCTGATTACGCAGACGGCGAAGGCCCCTACGGAGATCGCTAATGGAAGCTTTGAAATTACACGCAGTTTCGATCTTCGCATTTGGCGTAGGACTTTTCATGCTGCAATCACCTAACATTGGTACAGGTTTTCATTGGAGTATCGGCATCTTGACTGTAATCGGCTCTATTCTTACGATAGTACAGTATTTGCCTGTTGCTGCTTGGAAACTATTTCTCACACGGCCAGACATATTCGGCCCTGAAGGCGAGAGCCACGAACGCGCATTGAAGCTGTATGATTGGTCAATTGAAGTTACTCGTCCATACGTGGGCAAAATCGACCTTGGAGTTGCACTGATCGCAGATGTAATCTTAATGTCTGGATTGTTAGCTCAAGGTTGGGTAATTCTCTTTGGAATGCAATTTATAGCTTGTGTAATCGGCTACGCAGTTATTCGCTCATTTCTTACTAATTATCAAGACATTTATGCATTTGTAAATGGCTCAAAGGATATCGCATGAAAAACGTAGATCGTACAGGTTTATATTTATTGGTTATCATATGTATAATGAATACATGTGGTACCAATGGCGAACACTCTCGTATACAACGCGATCTTGATGCAACAAAGAATCAGCTAGAGTACGTTGTTCACTTGCTTGAGGGCGGCGAGCCAAGAACAGTAACAGAGTTGGATTGCAGTGGATCTACAGACGCAATGATTAGTTGCCGTCCTACGGAGAGTCAGTAGTGCTAACTCAAATTGAACGCTGGAAGAAAGACATTTGGAATAAGCAAGGTCTGATATAGTGAATTTAAAGAAACGTATCTTTAATGCACGAATCAGTGGCAAGTCTATTGACATCGACCATTTTAACTGTCTGCGCACTAGATTTATTAACGAGTTGTTGAAATATAATGTACTCGACGTAGACATTTCACAGCCGCACAATCTAAGTGCAGATGAAGTAGTATTCAGATTGAATGATTCTGTTTCTTCTAACGGTGCTGAATATGCAGTAGGACAGAGGATATTATTCAATAAGTTAAGCATCAGCGGCATTGTACGAGTAGCAGAGGACCAGGACAATGGCTAAGGAAAGCAAACGAATTACGCCTTTTGTGCTTACTGAATTAACGGTAGCACAGAAGCAAAAGATACGAGAAGGTATGTATGCTATGCACAACTTTACTAACCACGAAGCTAACACAGTAGGTTTAGCAAGTTGGACTAACGATCACAGGCAAGCTTGGGAGCTTGCACGAATGGATGAAATGGGTGAAACACAATGAATTACGTAATTTACAATTCAAGTCTAATGACTGTCGAAGGAAGCTTTGATAGCATTGAAGATGCAGAGGCAGCGTTACCTGTCGATGTTGGTGATTTAGTCGCAGCATTGCGCAGCGATTATGAGCAAGCATTCGCAGCTATGTGCGAACGACGCGACAGTGCTACATCGAACAGAGTTGAAAGCACAGACGAATCCAGAATGACTGATATAGAACGCTATACGAACATGAGAAAGGTGCTAGCAGAGCGTCCTATATTTGATAGCGAGGAAGATGCTAGAGAAAATATGCGGGCAAAGGATGGCGAGTGTCGCCGTTTTGTAATTCGTGAATGCGGCTCGCTAGGCATGTACAGAGTTTGTTATTGTTTCTTCTCAACACCACGAGGCAGCGACACGCCTGTTTGGTCATTCAACGATGAATACAGTTTCACACACGGCCAAATGTATATGTTAAAGCAACGTGCTGCAACAGCAGTCGGCCTTGAACTCATTGACAGCATGGAATAATTATGAATTGGCTTACAAAATACTTTGAAAAACCTGATTGGCGTCTTGTTAAAGAGATTCAATCGGGGTACCTGTTTACTCAATTTCATCACCTTACTCCAAAGGATATAGTCAACGAGCAAGAAGAAGAATTAACGTTCTACTTGTACGAGAATCAATTCGGCGACAGAAAATTTGATGCTGTTGATAGCAGAAAAGGTGACATTAACATCAAAACTGCTTCGAAAGATGAGTGGCTATTTCGTTGTGGAGATTATCGTCACACTATTCGTCCTTGGCTGGACGGAAGTTTGAATCTTGATATTCCAACATACGAATCAATTCCACGTAGAGACTTTAAAAAGGTGTTAGAAGGATGAGTTGGTGGACAAACATATTCGGGGGAAAAGATGAATGGCGCATGTGCAAGCAGCTTGATACGACATTTATCAGTAGTGATGCTTATACTCGCGTAGAGACTAAACACAATATCAACTACTACTTATACGAGAATCAATTTGGTGAACGCAAATTTGATATTGCTGATTCAAAGCGTGGTGATTGTGAAGTTAAACGTTTAGAAAAAGATGATATTACGTTCCGTCTACGACTTTATAGAGAAACGGTGAAACCTTGGCTCGACGGTCGTACTGATCCTGAAATACCATCATATGAATCTATTCCGCGCAAAGACTTTCAACGCATACTGACGAAGAAAAAATAATGTTGACTAAATTTAAAAATTGGTTTCGAACTAAATTCTGTCATGTTGATTGGCAGCATGTTGGATTATTCGAACATGTGATGCGATACGACCGCGAAGAATGGATGACATACATTCATTGTTTTGAATCTTTCCGCGGTGATCGCAGAATCGAAATTGTCGGTGCATATAACTTACTAAGCGAAGCAAAAAAATACAAAATTGATGACTTCGATGGAAAATTTAAAATTACAAAACTGTATCAAACAGAACTTTATCCTTGGCTGTGTGGTAGAGCAGATGCAGGAATCCCAGGATACGAACTAGTAAAAAGTCAGAAATTCGACTTCACAAAGAAGTTGAGAGGCGAAACTCCTATCGTATTGAATGACGATGAAAAGAAGGCTTGACACGCGCAGGCGTTTCATAGTATAATAGAGCCTAGGGAGAATATGATGACAAATATTATCCGCACCACAATATATGCAGAAGAGGAAAAAGAATTTTGCTTGTTTCTTAAGGACGCAGGATTCAGTAATTTTGACTTGTTCCCAAATAAAGACAAGATTTACCTTAATATTTGTTTTCATACTCCTGCGACTATTATGACTTACACATTGCGCGGTGTCGAGAATGACTACAGGGCTTCGCGCAGCAACACGTATTATTACGACCTCGATCAAGATTGGGATGATGAGGCCGGCGATTTTTTCGGGGACGAGAATGATTTCTAAAACAGCACTTGTAATCTACCATCACCCTTGCTTAGACGGATTTACGTCAGCATGGGCAGCAAAACAAGCACTAGGTAACACAGCAGAATATATTCCAGGTAGTTACGGCAACGACGGCGAACTGCCTGACGTTGATGGACGAGTAGTTTATCTACTTGACTTTTCTTATCCGTTAGACGTTATGCTTACTCTTGCTAGTCGCGCATCAAAGGTGATCGTTCTAGATCATCATTTGTCAGCACAAAAAGATTTAGAACCATTGCTAGATAACGGAACTATCGAAGGCGAATTCGATATGAACCGTTCGGGAGCAATGATGACCTGGGATTATTTCTTCCCTGATCGTGAAGCACCTGACTTTATAAGCTATGTACAGGATCGCGATCTTTGGCTCAAAGAACTTCCTCTCTGTGAAGAAGTGAATCTTGCTATGTTTTCATACACATACACTTTTGACAATTGGGATAGGATTTCAGTAACGCCTATCAGTGATTTACAGCAAGAAGGTTTTGCAATTCATCGCAAACACATGAAGGATGTTCACGAACTCATAGAGCAAGTGCAATACATGACGATTTGTGGCTTTGAAAACGTACCGACTGTAAATGCAAACTACTTCTTTGGCAGCGATCTTTGCGGCTTACTCAGTGAAACATGTCCGTTCGCAGCTTATTACTGGATCAACAGTGAAGGCGAATACGTATTTGGTATGCGGTCTTGTAAAGACTTTGAGAGAGCAGTAGATGTATCAGTCATAGCAAAATCTTTTGGCGGTGGTGGTCATGCTAATGCAGCAGGTTTCCGAATCAAAGATTTAAACGAGTTATAACAGAAAATTTATTGAGTATAAATATATGACTATGCAGCAAACTCATTCACCACAACCGAAAATATTCGGCAAAGGATATGGTCATCATATTTTGTATAACTACAGGCTTATGAAAAAGTTTTTCTGGCTTGGGTGGAAGATGATGGTTCATATGTTTATCCCCAACGTATTTTATGAACGTGCGCATTGGGAAGTGATCGACCTATATCACAAAATGCGCGGGCTCCGCCATGGTACGATCAGTGACCATCGCTGTTCAAAGTGCGGTAGCGATCTTATGTCAGCAGATGAAAACTATTGCCGACACAATGAGCTAAAAGATATAGAGCGAGAACGCGAACGTATCGAACGATGCGATAAAGCATTAGAAGAACTTGATATGTCACCAGAAGAATATCAGTGGTCATTAATTCCGCAAGATGAAAAAGCAGAAATCATGCAACGCATGGAAGAAATCAATTCTGGCGAAGTCGAGAGCATCGACTGGCACGACCTCGAACCCCAAAACTCAAAATAATAATTCTCGATAAATACTAGTTTAGTATTGAGGAGAATTATTATGGCATTTGAGCCACCAGTATATACTTATAAGGTCGCACTAGTGACCAAAATTGTCGATGGAGACACTATCGACGTACACCTAGATGTCGGCTTTGAATCATACGTACACAAGCGTCTACGATTCTTAGGCATCGACACTTACGAAATCAGAGGTGATGAGCGTGAGCAAGGTTTGCTAGCAAAAGCACGCCTAACCGAGATTATCGAATCAGCCGATAGATTATACGTCCAAACAAAAATGGATGGCGAGGGTAAGTACGGCCGCGTCCTAGCTACACTATGGACTGAAAAAGACGGCGTTCTAACTGACGTAAATCGTCAATTGATAGAAGAAGGTCACGGCGTAGAATATATGGTCTAGCTTTGTTCCGCTTAGATGCGTTATTGTGATAAATAAGAGCAATAACACGTTAAAAGGAACAATTACATGGCACTCGTAGTACCCAATAACTCAGAAGTTATCATGCTTCAATACATCACAAACAACGATGCGCCAGAGAACATCTCGATTCGGCTGTACATAAATAGTGTAACACCAGATGAGAGTTCCACGGTAGCTACATTCACAGAAGTACTAAATGAAAGCGGCTATACAACAGGCGGTCAATCATTGACACCTGCTAGTTGGAGTATTATCTCTGGAAATCCTTCACAGGCTGAACACACAGAAATCACTTGGACTTTCACAGGCGCGCTAACAGCACCTGGGGATGTATACGGGTATTACGTTACGCGAGACACGGGTGGCGAACTGATGTGGGCAGAGCGTTTCACCAATGGACCATTTAACATCACAACTAACGGTGATGAGATTAAAGTCACCCCACGACTAACGCTAGAATAATAGGATTTCAAAATGACCAAATCGTTTAAAGACAACTATGAAGATGCTAATAAAAAACCAAAGCTTGAAGGCATGAATGTTACTGTTGATGAGAACGGAAATACTAGTGTTTCTGTAGCTCTTGATCCAAACGCAAAGCCAGTTATTCTTCCACGGCCATCGCCAACTATGACTATCCTAAGCGGCGATGATGCACCTGATCTAACAATCACACCAACTATAACTCTAGAAGAAACGATTAAGCAAGACATTAAAGAAGTTCTTACGGAGCAACGTGAGCAATCTGCTAAAGTATTAGAGTCTGTTATGAAGACCAATACAAAGATTGCCAATAGTGTAACTAAGCTTGTAAAAAATACTACAGAGACAAATGATAAGCTAGTTGAAGCTATCATATCGTTGACTGATAAAATTTCATTGCTTGAAGCAAAGCTTGAAGCAATTAAGAATCTAGAGATTCCGACCCCAATTGTACACGTTCAAGCACCGAACACGAAAGTCCTTAAAGAAATTCATCGAGACAAGAATAATTTAATTACTCATATTGAGGAAGTTGAAGTACCAGTTGACGAGGACGAGTAATGGCTGTAAAGTCTTTCGATGATACTAACGGCAATGGCATTACCCGTGATGCTCCGCTAGACAGTGGTGATGTATTTGATGCGCGTGTGAAGAACCTCAACTATGGTGGTGCAGGTGGCGCAAACATTACATTGCAGTTCTATCAAGGGGCTGGGTGTGCTGCGCGTAAAGTTGGTGCGGCAAGCGGCGGCGGATTCACAGTAGGTAGTTACACAGCGAGAGACACGACCACTGCAACGTATCGCACTGTCATGGCTAAGATGCAGACAACCAAGCTTGGCACAATGAATCCTGCTGGCATGGACTTTTGTATCGGTTCTGGCGTAGGTGCTGCTATTGGTAACGTACAGCATTGGTGGACTATGATTGACGATGGCACGATCCCTGCACCAGGCTGGGAGTTCTCGCCTCAAGGTGGTTGGGTCATCAAGCCTATTGATGTAACGCTTAGAGCATTCCACAGAGGAACTGCAGGCACACCTGATGAGACAGCGATGCACAACTTCGGCGCTTGGTTAGACCTGAGTGCCGTAAGTGGCACGGATAGAGATTTATTGATTGATTCGCCTGATTGGGTTGAAAATGGGTTCCATGCTATAGGTGGTGATAGCACTGATCCTGATATTACATTTGATGATTTCGTAGATGAAGACCAAGGAGCAAGTAGTACTAATTTTGCTCGCACTGGATTATGGCAGGAAAAAGAAGGTATTATTCAGTGGTTTGGCGCAGGCGTTGTAGGACGAACATATGCTGGAACTGCTACTGCTTCTGCATTTACAGACAGCTTTAGGACACTTGTATGTCCAGGCGGCTATGTACGCGAAGGATTTAACAATTTAGAGTTTGATATAACAGTAGCAACAACTACTGTTGCACTAGATAACATTACTATTCTTGGACAAGGACGTTCTGGCATAAAGCGTTTATTTGACGCAACAGATTCAGGTTCAGGCGGTGATGTAAATGTCACATTAGACGAAATTGCCTTTACTGCACACGGCTTCTTTACATGCGAACAAGTTTTGTATGATAGAGAAGGTAATACAGCTTATGTTACTGGTGCAGCACTTAACGGCGAAAGCCAACTTCTTACTGGCACAACAGGTGAATATTATTATGCTATTAATGTAGATGCTGATACATTTGCACTTGCTTCAAGTTTTGCAAACGCACTAGCAGGAACACGACTTGCATTAACAGCACAATCAGGCGAGACACATAGCTTTACTCGCACACCAGATACAAGACCAGACGTTATTGTTACTTCCGATGCCGCACCTGGCACGTTCGATATGACAAACAGCACCATTACTAGTGCAAGAGAAATTACAATAGATTTGGGTGCTGAACTTACTAACACACAGCTTATTACGTCAGGTAAATTATTTCTTAATGAAGGCATCTTAACTGGCTGCACTATTAATGCAGCAACAACATTCACTAATGAAGCATTTATTCTATCAGATACATTATTTACATCATCTACTGCGAATGGTGCTATCGCTGGTTGCAACTTTACTGCTGGGCCTGATGGAGGCCATGCAATCGAAATTACTGCAACAGGTAGCTACGCATTTGACGGTAACTCGTTCACGGGGTATTTAGGTACGCTAGGTTCAAATCCTACAGCAGACAGTGGTTCTTCAAGTGCGGCAATTTATAACAATTCTGGCGGCACAGTTACATTAAATATTACTGGTACTGATACTACTATACCATCAGTTCGTAATGGTGCAACGTCAGATACAGTAGTTTCAGCCTCAGCAACATTGACACTAACAGGTATAGAAACAGATTCAGAAGCACGTATCATAAATCTAGATGATGTTATAAATTTCAATAAAGAACTAGCTGGTAACGATCAAATTCACGGCCTAGTAATTGCCGCTACAATTGCAGATGGTGGCTCTGGTTATTCAAACGGTACACAAACATTAACAGTAGTTGGCGGCACTGGTACAGCAGCCACAATCGAAGTCACTGTCGCTGGTGGCATTGTTACATCAGTAGATGGCATTACAACTGCTGGTGATTATACTGCTAATCCTCCTACTCCATCAACAACAACTGGCGGTGGCGGCACTGGCTGTACATTACGACTAACTATTCGTGGTACATTCAGTTATGCATACGACGCCGCCTCTACCCCAAACGTTGCTATCATTGTGTTTCATCTCGATTTTAAAGAAGTTCGCATCGAACAACTCCTTTCATCATCAGATGCGTCAATCCCAATTCAACAGACTACAGACCGAGTATTTAATAATCCATAATCTTAATTTTTCCTTAATTTTGATAAATATAAGCTATAAGCAAGTACAAAATCAAATTTGAGGAGAATTAAATAAATGGCGATTGTCACAGACCCTGATCTGCTTTCACGCGCAGATGTAATTTTTGGCACAGCAGCCCAGCAAATATCAATTTACCCAGTAGGCGACATAGAAAGAAACGGCGCTGGTGTAGAATATATTGATTGTTGGGTCGGAACGACAGGAACAATTGTGTCTACACAAAACTTTGCAACTGATTCAGTTGTAGCAGGCGATGTTGTAGCTGTACAGAATAACTTAGATGCTGGTCACTATTACGTGCAAGGTATTGCAACAGTAACTTTAACACTAGCTACGATTGATTCTGGTACAGGTGGCGCAGCAATGACTACGCTAACAGTTCAAACTTCCGCAGCATGGGACGGTACATCAGACCTTGATGATACTGCATCAGTAGAACAAATTACGCTAACTACACACGGATATGTAACAGGTGACGCACTTATTTATGACAATGGCGGCGGCACAACGGTTACTGGCTTAACAGACGGCACACCGTATTACGTTATTCGTGTTGATGCAAACACAATAGCACTTGCAACAACATATGCAAATGCAGTAGCAGATACAAGAATTGACTTAACAGATACGGGCACATCAGCAGCTAATATATTCCATGATCGACTAATTATTCAAGTATTCAATAACGGTGCTAACACCGTTGAAAACATTGTTGGTCTTGACACTTCAGGTGACGGCGACGGCGACGTATCAGACGGTATTACACAGCAGGCCATTTACTCTTTCGGTAAGGAAGAGTGGCGTGTTGACTCACAGATTACAGACGTTGATACTAACTCATACAACGATGATTTGATTAGACACCAATTTCCTTTCGAAGCTATTACGTCGGAGCAATTCGAGGTAGGTGGCGGTACTTCACATGACAATTGGAGTTGGTTCAACTTGTACACTCGTAAGAAAGTTCGTACAGCTGGTTGGGCTGAGAAGACAGATGTTGGTACAGGCGATCTAGCAAGAGAGACAGGTGTTATTACACTGGGCAGCATTGACGCTGACGCGCAAGTATACTATCAGCAGACTTCTATTGTAACAGCAAAGGTTGACTTTACATTCTTAGGACCAGTAAACGAAGCACTTAAGGTTTATGATGATGCATCAGCAGACAACACTCCAGAAGATGACTTTACAACATTCCTAAAATTGTTTGTACGAAAGAAAGGACGATCATATACTGGATCAACTATTTCAGATATTGGTGTAACAACAATTCAAACGATTGTAAACCGATTCCCGCTAGCTCACACAGTTGATACAGGTATTACTTTGACTGACGCTAACTTACTTGGCCTAAATCCATACAAGTTTGCAGCAGCGCCAGTAGCAATTGAATCAGGTTCAGACGGTGACAAGACAATTACACAAGCAACATTTACCTCTACAGCGGTAGGTGATTTTGCAGCAGCAGGTGTTATTGCAGGCGACATTCTACGTATTACGGAAGCTGACGCTGACGTAGGCTACTACGAAATTCTAACTGTAGCAACAACAACAATTACTATTAAAGAAACAGAAAGTGTTACTGGTAATGACTTCACGTTTGGTACAGGTTGGGCAGTAACCAACGCAACATCAGACTTTGAGATTTACACAAGTGTACTATCTCCAACTCCAGGATTAGCAACATTACGTAATTCGGGTGTACTAGTTGACGCAACAGCAACAAGTCTAATTGATGTATCAGGTATAACTGGTACTCTAACTGACGGCGGCGGTGTTAACTTTACAACAGACGGTGTAGCAATTGATGACATTTTGATTATCTCACAATTCTATGACATCAGCTTTAACGCATCAACAGACGTTGACGTTACAACAGCAGATACAATTCAAAATGCGACTCACAACTTGCGCACTGGTGATCGTATAGAATATGATGATGAAGGTCTTACAACTATCGCAGAATTAACAAGCGGTAGAGTGTATTACGCAGCAGTAGAAACTACTGGTCGATTCTGGCTTTGTAACACTCTAGCAGATGCATGGGCAAGAGCAAATGGTGACTCAACTGAGATTACGCTAACCCCAGGCGTTTCAGAATCACATACTTTCCACGTACATGAAGGCGACGGCTGCTACCCAATCACTACTGTTGCAGCAACAGTTCTAACTATAGATACAGCAGACTATCAATTCCCAACAACAGCTAAGACAATCGGTACTAACTACCGTGTTGTAGAAGCTGGCATGTACTTGCAGTATAAAGATAAGACTGTACAAGAAATGAACGATACACAAACAACAACTCCAGTCACAGACTTAGACTTCTCTGGCGGTAATACAATTACTATTGTTGGCGGACCTGCAATTGGTTTCGACTATCTTGACGATGCCGGCGCAACAGTTTCTATACAGGCTGGTGATATGCTTGAGATTTCAGGATCAACAAGTAACGATGGTCGTTATACTGTATTAACTCGTACTAGTTCATTAGTGCTTGTTATCTTTGAAACATTCCCAGCTAATGATCTAAACGATCAGGCTGGTGTAACACTATCAGTTAAGCATGGCTTTGAGCGAACACTAGGTACAGACGATGTATCGTTCAATTGGAAGGTCTCTGGCAACGGTGGTTCACTACAGAATGTATATGAATTTGTACAAGAAGAATTACGTTCAGATACTACAATTGACTGTGGTGCAGGCACATTTGTTCCAACAGCTAACACTGGTCTAGTTGGATTTATTGGCGACATTAACGATCTGTTGATGACATTTGCTGCTCCAACAGGCACAGGTCTTAATCTGTTTATTGATGATCTTGACAGTAACGACATTAACAACGCGACGTTTAACGATCACGCTGGCAATGCTCAGAACTTCCCATTCACATCTGCTGGATCACTAGTATTCAACCCGAACTTAACAAACGACGACAATTCCAAGTACTGGTTGTTCTTTACTGACGATAATGCCCCAGGCGACAACTTAGGTAGAGATTATGGTTCAGAGAATGCTATTATTGTTGATGACGCAACAACACCAACAGCAAATCCAATCACTGGTTTTGTTAACGCAGCAGGTGGTGCAACTCACGGTGGTACACGATCAGTAGCAAGTGGTACAACGTCTATTACGTTTACATACGCTTACGATACTAACGTACAGCGAGGCTCAGGTTCAGGTAGTTCAACTGCTCCAGTAACGCTTGTTGCTATCGGCGCACCAACAGCACAGTTCGTTATCGCGACAGGTAGCATTACTAATGCTACTGGTATTACGATTTCAGCGGTTGCTGCTCTAGAACGTAACTACAACGGCGCGCTATAATAAATAGCCACTATGTTCAGGAACAGTGCCAATTACGGCATAAATACAAGGGAGCATCACGCTCCCTTTTATTTTATATACAGGAAATCATAGATGAGTGACCAATTTACAGACGAACAACTCCTAAAAATGGCAATGGGCGTCCCCGATGAAGATACAAAAGAAATTTCTGAATTGATGAAATTAAAATCTGAATGGGAAATTGTGCCTACGCGTGGAAGAGACATACTTACAAAACGTAAGAAAATGCGCCATAATATGTTTAAAATAATCAAAAGAATGAAGCGTGAACTAGAATTGCTTCCTGAATTAGAAGCAATCAAACAAATCATAGATCCGCAACTAAACGCGAACCATCAAATTAACTGGGCTACATTTACATTCTATTGGGATATTCATCCTAAGGATCATACAAAAATCATCACAAAAGATCGCTGGTTTGCTGAAGGCGGAAGCTATGATGATCTAGGTGCGTTACGACCTACAGCATTCACAGAACAAGAAATTGATTAAATGAAAATACTGTACACGCTAGGCAATTACATCTATTGCGGCCATCAAGTCTTATGTTATATGATAAACAATAAGAATGAATGTGTAGAAGATTTTCAAAAAGAAACTGAAAAATGTTTTGCAGCATCTATGCAGCCAAAGAATCACATGTTTCATGGTCACTCAGAATTAGAAGGAATGGATGCTGAACCTCCGATTGTAGGTGATGTTATTTGGACGCACACCTCAGGAAATCAATATATCGCAGCAGGAATTTGGCAAGAGTCTCCTACAGCGCCAATCAATTTTGACGCATTGCGACTTATCATGCGTAGTCTACAGCGCAAAGCGATAGAACTAAAGCAATTACAAGTGTCTATCCCACTATTAACAAGAGACCACGACCTTAATCTATGGAACTTCATCTATCCTATAATCGAAGAAGAATTCAAAGATGTTGATGTACAAGTAATCGTTCATATTCCTACAGAGGAAGAACTGCTGACCTTGTTAGATAACATAGGCGGTACGTTTAACGAACTCCAACGCAAGTCACCCGAGATACGATTCGCACAATCTAAGAAATAGTGATAAATAAGGGTATACGTTAAACGAGACCTTTATTAATGCCTCACTTCAATGGCCCAAGTTTGTTAATCACACAAGATGCACCTACAGCAGGTGTATTGAACCTTAGTGTGGAAATAGATATGTACAGCAAATGGAAAGAGTGGACTATTGGTAGATACTTTTTCGATACAGAAACAGATGTAAATGGCACAACAGAACGTATTTCCTACACAGACCATAGTCTATATACAGGACAAGCGGTAACTTATCGTAAAGATGGTGGCACCGAAAATATTGGACTAGTTAATGATACAGAATATTTTATTCGCGCAGATTTTAATCCTGGGCCTGCTTATAATAGAAATGAGTTTGAGCTATACGATACAAAAGTAAATGCAGAAGCAGGCCCCGTAACTACAACTGGCCGTATTGACTTAACTGCATCAGGCGGCGGTAGCGGCGAAACACACAGACTCACAGCAGATAATTCAAAATTTATTAATGCGTTTCGTACAATTGGTGGTGACCCTTTGACTCCAGGCGTAGAAGCTGGACCATATTTCTTCCTCCAAAATCAAGATGTTTTTGGTGGTGATGGTTGGCGTATCATTAGCACAGACGAAAATCAAACTCTTAACTATCAAGGCAACTTAGTTGGTGAAGATTCAGCAAAAGAGCTTATTATTCCTACCCCTACCAGAACTGTACTTCACTTAGGATTGCAGCCAATTACGCAGCGTGTAGATGAAATTTTAACACAGACCCAGCTTGGTCTATTTAATGGTGCAGTTCACATTGACACAACTGGTGCTGGTGTTGCAGGAACAGAATTCCCTACAGGAACAGAAAGCGTTCCTGTAGACAATCTAACAGATGCACTTTCGATTGCAGCTACACTTAGTTTTCACAGATTCGTTGTTCGAGGAACAATCACTTTTGGAAGTGCAGCAGGTGAAACTAGTTGGATTGGTAACAGCACCGATGCTGCTATCAATATCAACAATCAAGATATTTCTGGTACACACTTTGAAGGTGTAACATTATCAGGAACACTCGCAACAGTTACAGACCATATCATAATTAATAATTCTACAATCAATACATTAACAGGATTCCGTGGGACAATAACTAGTTCTTCTATTGCAGGCCCAATACAATTAGTGTCTGGAGATACTAAACTTTTCAATTGTGTTTCAGATATTGCAGGCGCATCATCATTTATAATTGATGCAAACGGACAAACAGGCATTATTTTAGCAGTACGAGGTCTTAATGGCGGTATTGAATTAGAAAACTTTACGCAAAGTGATACCATTTGTACACTCGGAATAAATACAGGAAAAGTTACGATTGCAGCTAGTTGTACTGATTTTAGTGATTTACAAGTACGTGGTGTAGCAACATTGAATAATTTATCAGCAGTGGTAGCAGGGTTAGGTAAGACCATTGATACAAGTGCGCTCGTAGATGCTACGGATCTTATGATAACAAGACAAATGGTTGCTGGTAATGTAGTAGTCTCTCTTGACGATCTTACTGTAACTGTCTATGATGAAGATGGTACAACTATACTAGTAGTACTCGACGTTAGTGCAGACGGTAGAATCAGAACGAGAACAACTTAATGGTTTCACGTTGGTCTAACTTTCCTATCTTTACTGCTCGTAACGGGCAGATCAAAGTTCTACCTATTTACATGGATCCGCCTATTGCAGTAGGTGTTACTTCTGATATTGTTATGGGTGGTTGCGCTCCTGTCACATTTATTGATGTAGGCGCAGGCGCAAGTACTTTCTGCTACTTCCCAAGTTCAATACACAGTGTCAATGTACTCAGTGATGCACACATCATTGTTAGTACAGGCGGTGTGTTATGTGCTACATATATCGTCCCGCCTTACGGAGTTGAACTTGAAGGCACAGCACCAATCACAGTTACACTTGGTGGTGTTACAGAGTTTTGCTATCCAGCAACGGGTGGCGTTACAATGGGCGGCGCCGCAAATGCTACGTTTACAGAAGGCGCAGGCCGCGGCGGCAAGGGTACTCCATATTGGAAGCGCCAACGTCAAGCACAGCCTACACATCACTTCTATTCAGCAGAAGCGTTTTTCGAAAACACGCTACAGTTGGGTGGTGCAGCAGACGCAAGATTCAGTCCAGCACCCTATCAGTTCATCAAGTCGCTACCAAAAGTACCTTATACTCCACCAAGGAGAGATTCAGAGTTTGTTGAGTTATTCAAGGAACTTGAAGCGCAGCCGCGAACGACTACGTTTAGCTATGAAGCTAGTGGTGGTGTAGTTGCTGCAGGTAACGCAAAGGATAAACACTTTGATTTTAGAAACTTCATCATTATGAATGATGAGGATATACTCATTTCTGATGTTTTATCAACAAACGGCAGCCCGTTTATTACAACCACCTTCGATAAAAACTTAGCACAAGCAAGACGAGAGGATGAAGAAGTTATAGAGATTTTCGAATTACTATAACAAAAAAGCCCCTTTCGGGGCTTTAGTATTATTACTTATTGAAATATTAAAGTATTAGCTTCCTTGTAGATCAGCTTCCGTGCGACCACTTGGGCCTGCGCCGTCGTCAACTCCAACAATCGGCCATAGGTAAGTATTTCCACCTACTGCAGGGAATGTCTTAACTGTTCTAGCGTTAATAATTCTAGCATTTTGTAGTGGCGGATCAGCATCTGGTGCATCACCGATATTCTGTGTACTATCTGAGTAGCCTGTACCAGCACCGTTAAGTGCGACAGATGCTAGTGAACCATTTGATACTGTGTAATCAAGCGTACCAGCCGTGCCACCTGCAATTGATACTGCTGTGCCAGCAGCCCAATAACCGTAGCCTGCGTTAGCAATTACTACTGTATCAATTATGCCGCCCGTTTGTGTGATTGTCACTGTAGCTTGTACAACTGACTGAGCATTCTCAGGCTGTACAGTTACCTGCATCTCGCCTACTGCGCTAGGTGTTGCATTTACTAATGTGCAAACTAAATTATTTGCTGGTGTTGCTGTTTCAGCAACCAAATACTTAGAATTTGATCGTTGTGAAACAATGTGTGCTGTAACATTACCAGAACCTACATCGGCTGTGCAAGCGATCTGAAAACCGCCGCCTACAGGGTCACCGAAAAATTTCTTATTTAATGGACGTCCCATTTTAATTTCCTCTTCTTATATCGAGAGCTACATTGCTCTACGAGTCAGTGGTCGTCGCTTTTCGAAAAACGACTTACTGAACAGAATACTTTATCTGCAACGTTATTTATCATTATACTAAATAAAAGCATAGACACAAAGAAAAAGAAACCACTAAATGAATGGAAAGCCCAAACATACCTCAAAAGTAAGTAAAAAAATAAAAAGAAGATAAATACTTGCTGAAAGAGGTTGACAAATTGAGTTAACTCCGCTATAATACACGAGGATTAAACGAATGAAAAGTTTCCTGATTACACTATTTTTGCTTTCACCACTGGCGATTGCAGATGAAATACTTATCACAGATGTAGCGATAAAAGCAGGAGATCAAGTCATAGTATATGTAGATGATATTGGTCGGTTCGTGACAGTTACAACAGAGAACGATGTAAAAATCGTATTTGATGCAGAAGACGTACTACCTGGAAGACATGAAGTTTTAGTTCGCGTAGTAAATGGTAAGTTAAGAACAGTTAAAGAAATAAAGAAAACGATTGAAGTTGATTAATTTCAACAATACTAACACAACACAGGAGGCACACGCATGGCACTCACTATCTAGACTATATTAATATCAATATAGTTAAAATGGAGTTATTATGCGTGGAAGAGGAGATCGACGGTATCTCACAGAGAAATACCAACGGAAGCAAGTCAGACTAGCATATACATTCGTATATGATAAACCATATGACCAAGAACGATATATTCGAACGGAGTTTGCGCGAAAGCGAAGATTCTACGATATATTGCGCGAGAATTATGTACAGCACAAATACTGGCATTCAGAAAAATGGATGCTGAGTCAAAGCGGGAACGAACATACGATTTCGCGAGAGGAGTTAGGACGTTACAGGAATCATTCTTTTGATGATTGCGGTAAACCAAAATGTCCAGGATGCAGTAATCCTCGACGGGGTTATGGATGGTACGACAAAGCGGATGAGTTAATAACAATGCAGGAACGAAAAGCAGAGTTACATTTGAAAGAAGAATTGAAATTTTATAAGGAGAGAAAAAATGAAAAGGTTAAAAGCATTATTGCAAGATGATCTGACAGTCGCGGTGCTAGTATTCGTAGCAACGTGGTCAGCAGTTGTTGCCGCAGTAGCGATCCCATTGTCGCCTTTGTTTTGATGGAAGTAAGTCCTTGATTTATAAAGAAATTTATAAGTCACTGATTTAAGAATAACACATGAAACCCTCGTAAGTCTTTGATTTGCGAGGGTTTTTAGTGCTTGACTTTAGGAAAGATTTTCCGTATAATGTACGTAATAGTTAGGAGAGAGACCCACATGTCCGCATATATTTCAACTCGCGATCTGCATTTTCAAAGTGTTGGTCGTAGTTTCTTTCAAGAAATTTCTTGCCTGCCCGATAAACGTATTCCGTTGATGCAAGTGTATCCTGATTCGTGCGACGTAGGTTTTTATCTCGTTTCACATTCCACTGGAATGAAAATCAAAATGGTCGAAAGCGAAGTGAAGCGTGTTGGTGGCGAGATTATTTCGTGGACGTTTCGTCCAGTTGACAAGAACGCTCCGATCAATAACGTCGTTATCGTAAACGATTAGGAAATCAAATGACTCTCAAAGAAATGATTGAACAGCATCCTGAGTGGGCTGATTTAGACGTAGTCCTTTATACTGACAGCGGCGACTACGAATACGTAGGTGCAAGCGCAAGTGTTTACGCTGTCAAAAGCAGCCCGAACCTACCGCATCCAGTTTTGGTTTTCTCGGCGAATTAAATAATGAGTAATATAATCTTGTCCTGTATTTGCATCCTTAGTGTCATTGTCCATGTTTGGCTAATGATACGATCAAATAGAAAAGCTGGATTGCTCCTAACCGAACAGGTAATGCGATAATGAGTGACCAAACGACAATTATTGAAGTTGATACCGAATTCGGTTGCTTGGTTGTAAATCATGTTATTGAATCTACACTTACTAAATTTGATTTGGTGCGTGTCACTTCTCATTATGAAGTACTTGTTGATGATGTAGTAAAGCATACATCAAATGATCCAGAGGATATCATGCGGGCACTTGGACATTACATTGCAGGACTCTCATAACATGCCTAAAATTATAGCTAGAAAATGTCCGTTCACGAAAAAGCTTTACGAAACCCGAAGCGGGTATCGTAGACATTTATTGAAGCTGCGCAAAGAGCGCAATGCTGAACGATCAATTTGGATCACGCAGCGCGATGCACGAAACAAGGCTCTAGATGCTCTTGGTAAGGTGACTACGATCTCCGAACTTAAGAAAGCTGTGATGGCGCAGTACACGAATATGATGATTGCATCATGGGGAACTGACACTAAGAAAATTGCAATCGCGAAGAAAATTCGTATGGTCGATTTTGATTTGACAAAGTTACGTTATGAAGAACGGACAAGCAACACACATGCTTGTCCACGCAATGGTGTAACAAATTGGGGTTGCAAGGATGAGGATGGACCGAGAGGATATCCTGGCTTTTCTGGCCGCATTAATTATGCGCTGATAGTTCCGAAGGGCTTTGATGGTTGGTTTGCAGACTTTAGCAATACACTCCAAAGCTTCGGCATTCACACTGGAACAGGCGGTTCAGGAAGCATAGGTCCAAAGAATTCAGACAAGTACAGTTACGATGTGAGAATTTTTGTTGATGATTTCTCAGGTATTGATGCGCACGTTGATGAATTACTTGAAGTCTATAAAAAGATTGTGTTTACAAAGAAACTCAAGAATGAACGAATCCATGATCCTGTTTTTACTTCGGTATTGGCTTGAAATATGAAACTTACTAAACATCAAGAAAATATTATGACTTTCCTTGCGTCTCGGCATAAAACTAGCTCTAAGTGGGTAACTGCCACAGATGCATCACGCGCATGTGGCTCTAATTATAGTCAACAATCAAGTACTTCTTGGGCTTTGCCTAAATTGCGAACTCTTGTTAAGAAAGGCTTACTTATTAGTGCTACATATACAAATCCTATAAGCGGCAATGATGCATATATGTTTTCATTGAATCCTGAAACCAAGACTGCGTTTCGGTTATTGCTTAAGGTAGAATGATGAATGAATTTCACCTTTTAATTGACGATTTTCGCACGTATGACATGGATCATACAGCGCGAACAGCGCAGGATGGCCGACAGGCTCTCTTGTCGTTTCCTGTGACTCACTTGTACATGGATCACGATTTGGGTGAACATAGTGACACAGACGGATATAAAGTAGTCGTTTGGGCATTAGAGCGAGGCGTGTGCCCTGCTCATGTTCAACTAGTTACATCGAATCCTGTTGGCCGTGACAACATGGCAGCAGCACTTGAAAATGCTGGCTATACAAAAACAGTTATAGTAAGCGGCATACAATATGTACAAGGAATTATAACAGATGTCTAGATTACGCATTTCAAAAAACGGCATGCACGAAGACTTTAACAAAGTCGCAGCTATCAAAGCTGTTCGACAGTTATGTGGAATTGGCTTGAAGGAAGCTAAGGATGCAGTAGAGGAAGCTATGACAGGTACAGTTGTGGTCATAGCAGATTTAACTCCGCATTCTTCATCACAAATGTCTAGTCAGGATGCGCATGAAAATCTCCGCGCGCAAGGAATGGAATTGCTCAGAGGCACTTCTAAGACTGAATTTATTGTACAAGCAATTCGTGAATCTGCAAAGCTGGCCGCAGACGAAGAAGAAAATAATCTTGCAATCTTGCTCCTTGACGTATTGCGTCAACACGAAATTGACGTAGCTGAAAAAGAAGAAAATTGGAGGATTGCGCAAGAACAAAACAAAATGAGAGCGCACAACGAAAAAGTACGCAGAGAGGAACAAGATAAAATCCGCGATCAGCAAGAGCGACGTTTTCAAGAATCGAGGAAACGTAAGCATGATGAAGAAGTAAACATAGGAGCATACCAACCATCAGAGGATAGCTTTCGATGAAAGTCTATTACATAACAACCTTCGGAAATAACGTATTTTATGTTCACGCTCCGAGCGGCGAGGAAGCAATAGCGCATCTTGTTGAGCAGGTAACGAAATACTATTTCAAGCACAATCTTAAAGGCGACGATGTTGCTACGCCGCCAACAACACTTGGAAAAAATATCATTGTCGAATTAGGAATGCACAAAAGTATTATTACTGACAAGGATATAGTTGCTGAGGATGTAACTGCGGTTGCATACATATTTTCATCTGCTGGCAAACCTTATTGGAAGGATTGGGATTTATCAGTTAGCAATGTATTACAAGACGCATAATGTATATCGTCGGACAAGCACGTAATCCTGAGGATGACAACGACGCTGATCGTTGGACACTTGAAATACACAGGGTGTCAGATACAGACATAAATGATATTGAGCATTACTGTTGCATAGAGATACACGAAGATACACTTGATTTGTGTTTGTTGAAAGCTAAAATCATCTGCAATGTCTTTAATGACAAAGGATTTGTAGGTGCAGAAACAATGGTCAAGAAATTGAATTCAGAACAGAAAAATATACCACAAATTTAACTAAGAAGTGAGATCCACATGAAACTTGAAACACCGAGTGTACCAGTCGAAATATGCGGCGAAATTGCCTCTGGCGACTTTCACATTAAAAACTCCGCAACAGCATTTGCAATTCTGTCTAGCGGTCTGTATTCAAACAAGTATGAAGCGATCTTGCGTGAACTAGGTTGTAATGCATACGACAGCCACGTAGAAGCAGGATGTGTAGACAAACAATTCACAGTTCATCTTCCTACAAGGCCCAATCCTATTTTCAGTGTCCGTGACTATGGCATCGGCCTAGATCACGAACAAGTAATGGGATTGTACACGACGTATTTTGAATCGACTAAGAATAACAGTAATGATTTTGTTGGTTGCATGGGACTCGGTTCGAAGTCTCCTTTCAGTTACACTAAGAATTTCACAATCACCGCTATCAAAGACGGCATCAAAGGCCAGTACTCAGCATTCATCGGTGAGAAGGGCGTTCCTGCAATAGTTCAATTGCTTGATGAGAAAACTGACGAGGGCAATGGTGTAGAAATTTCGTTTGCAGTTGAAAATCGCAGCGATATGCGCCAATTTCAGCATGAAGCCAAGAAAGTCTACAAATGGTTTCAACTACGACCAGAATTCACTGGTGCTGAACTAGATATTCCTGAATTAGAATATGCAGAAATGGATATTATTCCAGGAACGCACATGGAAGAATCTCGTGGTTGGAGTAACAAATCAGTTGCTATCATGGGAAATGTAGCATATCCGATTGACGTTCCTGACGGTGAGGAACTTCCTGAAGGGATTCGTGAACTTATGCATGACAATAGTTTTGCAATCCGCTTCGATATTGGTGAACTTGACATTGCTGCTTCCCGTGAAGAATTGAGCTACGTTCCTCACACGATAACAAACCTCATCAAGAAAGGTGAGGAAATTATGGCAGCACTAGAAGTTTATGTTGTCAATAAGATCAAACCAGCCAAGACAAAGTGGGAGCGTAACATACTTGCTGCTGAATTGATTAACAGCAATGAAAAGTTATTTGGCGGAATCGTAGAGAATTATCTCAGCAAACACAGAGCGCAGTTCGTCAAAGGAACGAAACGTCAATATAGTCGCTTAGAAATTACTGTTCCAGTTTCCGAAATGGATAAGATCAACGGTATTAAATATACGATGAAAACTATTCGTAAAAATTACAACGATTATTCAAAGACTCAACTTGTGAATATCAAAACAACTTCACAAGCGAAGCCGAAGCGTCTACAGAAGAATCCTAAGCTACATGGATACGATTCTCAAAATCGTTGGGAAGTTCATCAAGTCGATGCTAATAAAACTCAGATCATTTTCAATGACGAAAGTGGTAATATCTTAAAGCGAATCCGTCAAGCATATCTTGATCCTGATTACAAAGACTTGTTCACCAATGCGAATATCCTTATCTTTCAAGCACAGAATAAAGATACTGATAAAAAAGCCATCCTGAAATTCATTAAATCTCGATTTGGTAAGTCTCCGATTCTGTACGCTTCACAGCTACCGAAAGTATTGACAATCTCTGGCGCGCTAGGAAACACGAATGTAACTGTACAGCGGTTCATCGGCAAGCGCACAGGCCGCTATGGTCGCGACGAGCATACATTCGATGCTGTCAATGGTAAGATGAAAGATATTCCGCCAACCATTGAGAAAGGGAAGAAAAAGATATTTTTGTATCTTAAGTTGTCGCACAAGTCAATTTTAAAACCTGATGGCACTGGTAATGTATGGAGTGCAACATCCATGATGGACTTGCTAGATAATAGTGAGATTGCTAAGATCGCAGGTATTAATCTTAACAAAGTCTACGGTGTAAACAAAACGAGTTTGAAAACTGTCACCAAAGATAAGCGTTGGGTTAACTTCTTCGATTACATCAACAAAGAATTTGATAAGATCGACTGGAAGACTGCAAGAATTGAAACAGAACACAAAATCATTGGTCAGCAGTTCAATGACTCAGATTACCTTCTATCAAAGGTCGATGATTCTACTCTGTTGAAAATGGCTTCGACTAAGACTCCTGTAGGAATCATGTTCACTCACTGGAATAAGTGGAAGGCATCGACTCCAGCGAAAGCGAAGAAAGGAATCAAGATTGAATATGATCGCCTGATTCGTGTTATGCAAGAATTTTTCCCGCAAAAAGATTTCACAAAAACATCTGCGAAACTGGATGTGGCAAAGATTGAAAAAAAGTACGAGAAGATTTTTGAAAATGTGAAAAATGCGTATCCAATGCTAGATTATCTCACTCTTAGTGAAAACTATCATTCAGATCATCATTGGAGAGATGCACTTAATTATATCAAACTTATTGACAACGCACGATAATTGTGCTAACATGTAACAACAACTGAGAGGTACTAAAATGAAATTTCCACATATTTACCAAGGCAATAGCCTGACTATCTTTATCGAAGGGAAGCAGCACACAATTAATCGTGAAACGCATCCAAATTTCGATAAGGTTATCGCAGCGATGCGCGATGAGGATTGGGATGTAATTCCAGACCTTGTTGATATGACCCGCGCAATTGCAAACTTCACTTCCGACAACGGCGACATCGAAGTTAAAAACGGCGATGTTTATTACTTGGGACGGCCTTTTCACAATGCAATGACAGATCGTTTGTTAGCAATGCTTGAAGAAGGTTTTCCAGTAGATGCTCTCTGTAACTTCCTGTCTCGACTGAAAGAGAATCCGTCGAAACGTGCAGTTGACGAACTTTACGGTTTTCTTGAGAACAACGATTTGCCGCTGACCGAAGATGGTTACTTTCTTGCGTACAAGAAAGTACGCGAAGATTATACAGATATTCACAGCGGCACGTTCGATAACAGCATTGGTCAGACTTGCTCAATGCCTCGCAACGAGGTAAACGAGGACAAAGATCAAACTTGTTCTTCGGGCTTGCATTTCTGCTCACTTGATTATCTTCCGCATTTCGGCGGACGTTCAGGCTATCGCGTTATGATCCTTCAGATCAATCCGCGTGATGTTGTAAGCATTCCGTCTGACTACAACAACGCTAAGGGCAGAACTTGCCGTTACGAAGTTGTTGCAGAGCATAATGCTGAGAATCGGGATACGACTTCTGCGTTTAGCTCAGTTGTTGTTTCTGCTAGCTCAGGCGCACCGCGGGAAGTTCGTGATTATGGCAACGGTCAGTATCGGTATGTAGATAACGGTTACTACGCTTCACAGGAAGATGTGATGGCGTGGAACGACTATCTAGATAACAAGTAAGTACAACGGGATGCGGCTGGCGTCGCAATGATGTGGGTCCTTGCTTCTTCTCAGCGCCAGTCGTATCCTTTTTGAATTTGTGTGATCCGTTTGGGGATCGGTAGAGCACCTAGACGAAGATTGTGCAGTCACTTCTTGTTAACATTGTTGATATGAATACTGCCAAAATTTGTAAACGACTGGCTCATAAGTCCAACACTTATGATGAACGTCGGTGGATGGCTATTAGTTTGCTAAATAGTTCAGCTAGGATGGGGACTTCGGGTGGGGAATTCGAGGGCACAGACACATACAAGGCAAATATGGCATATACGAAAAAGATTAAAAAAATAATAGACGATGGCATAATTACTTATATCAACGATTACGGAATAGATCCTGAACATCGCGAAATCTATCTATTTCCAAGAGAAGAATACATGTACGGCGGCGGCGACGAAGGCCTCGCAGAACCAGGCGTCGAATTCAGTCTCGCAAATCAATTCATCCGCAACATCAGAATCTTATCAAATATCTCACCTGATCCTATTCTCATACACCTAAAATCTTGTGGTGGAGAATGGCACGAAGGTCTTGCGATGTATCAAGCAATCAAAGCTTGCAGATGCCACGTAACAATCCTAAACTATGCAAGCGCACGTAGCATGAGCAGCATCATATTCTCAGCAGCAGATCATCGTGCAATGATGCCATTTTCAACATTTATGATTCACACAGGTACTCTGGTGCTACTCGGCACAGGCACACAAATTCAAACTGAATATGAAGAAGCTAAGAAAGCAGATAAAATTATGCTTGATATTTACGTTGACTTACTCAAAGAATCTGAACTAATGAAAAGCTGGACACGTAAACGTATTAACACATGGCTTGTCAAGAAAATGAAAGACAAAGAAGAGGTCTACTTCACAGCAGAAGAAGCAGTAGAGCATAATTTTGCAGATACGATCTTCGGCGCCGACGGAACCTACGACTGGAGTGCATTAACTAATTCCTCCACATAATTGATAAATACAGTTATAACTATAACTGGAGATTTATCAAATGGGCATGGAAGATTTTCTAGGTTCTGTAATAGACGAGAACGAGAAAGACAACGATAGCACAGACCACTTTGACAAAGCAATACTAATCACGCTGAAACACGAAGGCGGTTTCGTTAATGATCCAGTTGACCCAGGCGGCGCAACTAATTGGGGTATGTCCATTCGTTTTCTAAAAGGTGCAGGTGATTCGGATGGCGACGGCTTCGATGATGGTGACCTAGATCACGACGGCGATATTGATGTTGATGATATTAAGAATATGACTGTTGACCAAGCACGTAAACTCTACCGTACTCATTTTTGGGACAAGTATAACTACGATACAATTTCTGACTTTATTGTAGCTGCACGTTGTTTCGATATGACAGTCAATATGGGTGCAAAGCAGACAGGCAAAATTGTACAACGCGCATTAAATAACTTGGGTAGCTCACTTAAAGTTGACGGCGCGATCGGCAAGAATACGTTTGCAACAATTAACTGCACTAACTCTGAAATGTTGATGGCAGAAATTCGTCAGGAACATGCGCAATTTTACCTAGACCTTATAGCAGCCAAACCAAAGTTTGAAAAATACAGAAAAGGTTGGTTACGACGCGCTGCGGCGTAAGTAATGCAACTGTTTAATCATAGGTGTAACACAGATAAATAACCTTACATAGAGAAATACTCTGTGAATACAATAAAACTGTGTTACACATTATGGTAAACTCAAAAGAATATACTCAGGAATGAACAATGAATAAAGCACTAATCATACTTACAGCATTAATATTAATTCCCTTCACTTCTCTAGCAGGAGAAGTGGAACAGACAGCAATGGACAAACTGTTAGATCAGTATGAACTAAAACAGCAAGTAGCTAACGCATCAGCACCATTAGACTTATTATCAGAAAATCGCAGATTAAGAAATGAGATTATTGATCTACGAGTTGAGAAAGACGGACTGAGTGAACAAGTATCATACTTGCAAGTTACAATTAACAATATGGTTTCATCAGAAGGTGAACAATCAGGTTGTGACGTTGTAGAATGCGTACCGTTAGAAGATGTAATGAATGAGAAACTTATTACATACGTTATTACTTCTTTAGGAATGTATAGATTAGCAGAAATACTAGATCAAGCAGCCCCAGTAGAAAACGTTGAAGCACATACCAAAGCACAGAAAATAATGAAAGGTGTGAAATCAGACTTAGATGTGCTGGGCTTCGATACTTCGAATATGTCAGAAGTTCCTGAATTAGATGAATTGCTGGAACAGTTAGAAATAACTCAAGGCTCAAGGCTAGCACGATAAGTTGCACCACTAAAATATAATCAATTAAGGTGTAAATTATGGTACCCAAAACAGAAGAAACAAAACTTACGGTAAAGATGCTAGGAATAATAGCAAGTATAATATTAGCGATATTAGGTTCAGTCGCCAGTAGCTTTGTCTTTGTTGATAATAGATATGTCAACAAAGATATTTATGATGTTCATGTAACACAAAACGATGAAGACTTTGCAGAAATGGATGAGAAAACAGCACTATTAATAAGTGCAATGCAGACTCAAAGTGAGCAAGACTTAAATCGTGTTTATAAAGCTATCAAAGACGCATCAGCATTGCCCCTCATTGTTCGACGCGATCTACTACAGGCACGAAGAAGTACACTAACTCCCGTAGAAAGTGATGAACTAGAGATTTTGAACACAAAGCTAGATGAACTGAATATAGAACAATAAGAACATACAACAATCATAAGCTTAGGGGCGTTTTCGCCCCTTTTTTACGGTTGACAAGTGGTAAAAGAGGTGCTAAAATATCGTAATGAAAATTGGATTCACAGGAACACAGACAGGAATCACTCCTCCGCAGTTTGACTTACTTGTAGAAGTGTTGCAAGAGCTCCACGAAGTCACAGAAGCGCATCACGGAGATTGTCTTGGTGCTGATAGAGAATTTTCTATAATTGTTGATTGTATTTTCGGTACCGGTAAGATACATTGTCATCCTCCAGAGGACGGTAAGAAACGAGCATTTTGCAGAGTAGATGTAATGTATGAGGCTCTTCCGTTCTTGGTTCGTAATCATAATATCGTAAATAAAACAGATATATTGATTGCTTGCCCGAAAGGAATGAATGAAGAAGTACGATCAGGAACATGGGCAACAGTACGATTTGCACGAAAGCAGAAAGGCATCATTGTAATCCTTTGGCCAGATGGTAAATACACATATGAGGAACATAAAATTCCTACTTACCCAGATGAGGACGTAGATGAGGATTAAAGCAAGAGCAAGCTTAGATCGTTTGAAAACGATGAAAAACAAGAAACGAAAGTTTGTTGCAACATCAGAATTAGATCGTGAGACTTGGATTGAATGTGATGTATCAGAAACAAAAATCGGTCTCAGGAATACAGCGACAACAAATCGCTACATTGAATTGATTGCATGGACTAACAAAGCAGCAATAGGAAGATACACAAGAGTAGATGGATCGTTTTGGTTTGAAAACGAAAAAGATGCATTTAAATTTAAGTTGAAGTGGGGCGAACCCGATGGCAAATAACAGACGACCACAAGCGCCGAAGCGCAGAAATTTTGTAGCGAAGAATGCTAATAAGGTTCATCGTCCGCAGACTTTCCGCGACCGTACCAAGTATGATAGGTACGAGGATTATTTGAGCGATCAACTTGACGATTATATTGCTGACATTGAGCCTGTCGGAGATGTAATGAGCAAGGAAGAATTTGTAGCAAAAATCTCAGGAGAAGAATACGATCCTGACATGCGCAAAGATTATGAAGATTGGCTTGCCGCACAGAACGATGGCGGTACAGAAACGTGGGAAGATTACACCGACGATTACACCGATGATGATTTTGCTGACGAAAGATTTGATGATTATGACTACTAAGCAAAAAATGCTACTGATGTACATGCCGAATGGCGGACAAGATGGACAGATGAACGTCTGGTATCAAGGCGATCATAGTCACGTTGAGTTCCGCGGGCGTCCGTACACAGATTGGGATAGCGAATTCACTGACGATTGGTTTCAGCGTTCCCATGATGTACTTGAGGGATGGCATTCGTGCGTCCTGCACACAGATCAAACACTAGCGATACTGCCTAATCATCCTGATTACGCAGGTCTGGTTTCACTGATGGCTGAGGCACAAACTACTTCCTAAATATCTCCTAAAGTTAGATAAATACTAGCACTATAAGAGGAGATAGTAAATGACATTTATACACATGGGAGCTATGACTGCCGCTGCGGCAGACCAATTCACAGTTTCACTTAACGGTGCTAATATTTCAGCCACTGGCGGATTCGGCTATGACTGGGGCTGGTCTTTTAAAACAGACGGGCACGTTGAAGAATATCGTAATGGGTTTACTAATAATATTCACTCCTTAACAGATTGGATTGATCCTAAAATGGGGTTTACTGCCGCAGATTATGAAGTACGCGGTGGCTTGCAATCAGATTCATCGAGCGAAGCAAAATCTACAACTGGTTCTAATGCGTTTATACCTACTACGGTTGGCCTTATTGGTTCTTGGTACGGCCTAGGTATAACTCGCGTTTTCAGGTTCGGAATCGACACATTCCATGATAATGAATTTTCTAATGGATGGATGCGCTTTGAAATAAGAAACATTACCAATCCAAGCCTCAATACACTATCAAGCGCAGTTGACGCAGCGGCAATCATGGCTGTCGGGGAAACTGCTACAGCATACTACTATAATATCGAAATTGGCTTTGAATAAGCTAACCTACTGATTATCTCAACAAGTGGAAATGTAGTGGTTGACAAACCGCCTATAGGCGTGTATTATACTCATGTAAGCTAAATACTAGTACGAGAAAGGTGGACTTTCTCAAGCAGCAAGGGATTCTTGCAGCAAGCAGACGATACGGAGGGTATCGAAGTGAGTGAAAGAAAATACGATTTAGCCGTGTTCATCGGCCGTATGCAGCCCTTACACAACGGGCATGTACAAAACATCCAAAACGCCCTCGAAATTGCAGACAATGTTCTGGTTATCGTAGGCTCAGCAAATCAACCCCGTACTCCCAGAAATCCGTTCACGGTAAATGAACGTGCTGAAATGATATATTCAGTTTTCGGCGAAGATTGTGACCGTGTACAAGTCGAAGGAGTTGAAGATTATTACCCTGACGCACTCTGGCTCAAAGATGTCCAGACTGTAGCGCACAAGCACATTATCGGCGCGGATATAGAACACTTTACTGATGCAAAAGTAGCAATTCTCGGCCACGACAAAGATCACACAAGTTTCTATCTGAATGAGTTTCCTACCTGGGATTTCATTGAGATTGGTCATCGACTTCGACAAGCAAAGTTTCCTAGAATTATTGATGCGACTAACATTCGCAATGCATATTTCGACGGTGATTTCGACCACATTGTCGATCAAATTCCAGCAGAAGTTTCTGCCTTCATGCAGAAATTCTACAAAACTCCAAAATACAATATGCTTGTTGAAGAACAAGCATACATCACTCGTTACAAAGAAGAATGGTCAGCAGCACCTTATGCGCCAACTTTCGTAACGACTGACGCAGTTGTTGTACAAAGCGGCCACGTACTTTTAGTCAAAAGACGCACCGCACCTGGAAAAGGTCTTTGGGCACTCCCAGGCGGCTTTTTGAATCAAACTGAACGTTTAGAAGATGGCGTGATTCGCGAGCTACGTGAGGAAACAAAATTGAAAGTTCCCGTCAAAGTCTTAGAGGGCAGCATACAGCACAAGCACACGACAGTATTTGATGCGCCTAACAGAAGCTTACGGGGCCGCACAATCACAAACGCATTTCTCATTGATCTTGCTGCGCAGCCTAAGCTGCCTAAGGTCAAAGGCGCTGACGATGCAGAAGAAGCCAAATGGTTTCCTCTAAATGTAGTTGACGCAATGGGAAGTATTCTTTTCGAAGATCACAAGCTAATCATCCAAACGATGGTTGCGAAGTTGGAGAACTAATCGTGGAATTCGGCGATAAAGTATTTGTAGTAACCTCTGATAAAGTTGTTGAAGGAACAATATGTCATCACATTTCTCACAGAGGAGTTGTGACAGGATACTCAGTTCGCAGCGAAGAATTACAGTCATTCCCAGAGACTACAAATTTTGCAAAGAGAAGCATTTTTGTTGACGAGAAAGACGCGAACAAAGCACTATTCAAGAAAAAATTGAAGGCAGACAAAACAATAGTAATACCTGCCTCAGACAAAGTAGGTGACAGGCACTGGATAACAGCCCACAAAAGAGGCGCGCACAGATAATGAATAAAGGTGACACAGTATTTGTAATTCATCACTCGCAAAACGTTTTTTCTGGCGTACTCGGTGATGAGGTTGACGCAGGAGCACAAGGATTTTATACTCGCTGGGGTTCAGGACACATGATTTATTTTCGTACAGGGGCCATTTCAGGGCCTGAATCAGTAACAACAAGTCTTTACAGCGATGAAAATATTTTCTGCACAAAGGACGCTGCGAAAAAAGAAATATTTATGAGAACCTTACGCTGGCCACGATTGAGAAATATAGCATGAAATTTCCAATTGATACTAAAGTATATGCAATCTTCGGCGGCAAGGTTCATATGTCATACGTGAGAGCGCAGAGCAGGCAGTACAAAGAATTTATGAGACTTCATTTGTTTGCTAAAATAACAGTGATTAATGAACACGATGTTCCGATGATTATTGACTTACATCCAGATGATGTTTACAAGGACAAAGTAGTAGCACAAAAAGTTTTATTTGAAAGAAGATTGAGAGGAATTCCCGAAAACACAAGATATGAATTGGAGGATTGACATGAACAATTTACAGCTTATCAGAGAAGTAGCATATCAGGAACGCATTCATCGTGAGCTACATGGTGTTGAAGCTAGCAAAGCTTATTTGAGGGTTTTGCGCAAGGCAGCATCGGTAGCAGACGTTGAAGGCGTATTTGCTGATGTAACATTTAACGACTACGGATTGGCCGAAGGCGGCCCCTTCGTAAAACACTAAGTCCTGCAGTGGAGCGGGCATAATTGTAAGGAGATTACAATGAGCATTATTCAAGAAATTAGAGAAACATACGGAGTAGCTGGTGACACAGATAGCTACAAATTCTCACACCCTGACCAGTATCCAGTAGGAACGACCAGGTTGATGAGTCACATTTTTGCACGAGGCAGTACAAAAGGTGCAGACGGCCTTCCGCTGTTTACGAAAGTGCAGTGGGCTGGAATGCAGCTAGTAATCAAAGAGCACCTCGACCGTCAGTTGACGCACAGGCAGGTTGACAACCTTATTGCTTTCCAAAGAGAACACATGTTCGGACTTGAACTAAATGCACTGGAAGTTGCACTTCGCGCAGTAGTTGACGATTACCTCGGCTACATGCCTGTCAGGATCCGCGCAATTCAGGAAGGTCTGGTCGTTCCGATCGGTCAAATCCTTGCTACAGTTGAAACTACTGTAGAAGATGCGCGTGTAATTGCACTAACAACGTATATCGAAACAATGATTATGCGTGTCTGGGCACCTACAACAGTTGCAACAACATCCTACCACATCAAAGAAATCATTTACGATGGTTTGCTGAAATCAGCAGATGAGCCAGATTTTGAGATCCCGTTCAAGCTACATGACTTCGGTTCTCGCGGTGTGTCAAGCATGGAGAGCGCAGCATTCCTTGGCGCAGCACACTTGTTCAATTTCCAAGGCAGTGACACGACAGTTGGTGTTATGGCAGCAAACATCGGGTACCATTCTGATATGACTGGCCGCAGCATCTTTGCTACGGAGCACAGCACAACGACAACGTTTGGTCGTTACGGCGAAGAAGCATTTGTTAAGCAGGTGTTTTCCAAGGCTGCAAAGCCAGGCGCGATCTTTGCTACAGTAATAGATAGTTACGATCCTATTAACTTTGTTGATGTTATCGCACCGAAGTTCAGGGATCGCCTACGCAAATCAGGTGCAACATGGGTGCTTCGTCCAGACAGTGGTGATCCTGTCATCACACCAGTAGAAATGGTACGCAGGCTTGCAAAAACATATGGATTCACTTACAATAGTAAGGGCTACAAGGTTCTTGACAACGTGCGTGTACTCCAAGGCGACGGCATTGATATTAACGATGTTAGAGCAATCATTAACCTGCTACTTGAAGAAAACTGGAGCATAAGCAACATTGCTTTTGGAATGGGTGGTGGTCTGTTACAGAAGAACAACAGAGACACGCTCAAGTTTGCAATGAAGGCTTGCGCAAGGTATGAAGATGGTCAATGGATCGACGTTTACAAAGATCCTATCATTTACGACGCAACGACCTGGGAACCAATTAGCTCTAGCTTCAAGAAATCAATGGCTGGACGCTTAGAGTTGGTTCACAACGAGGTAACTGACGACTACAAAACCGTACGCATTGAGGAAGTTAACGACTACGTAGTACAGGGTTACAAGCCAATGCTTGAGACGGTTTGGGATGCAGGCGAACTCATACGCGATATGACTATGGATCAGGTGCGTGAAAACGCTAAACTTCCAGCAGAACGTATTGCAATTGAGAAAGTAGTAGCCGAAACTGCCTAAACTGAACGGGACGGTGCTCACATAGCATCGTCCCTTTCTTAGGAGAAAAGTAATGACTGTTTATCAATTATTGATAGAAAATATGACAACGCTAGGCCACATGGGTTCTAGCCCGACAACTATTTCTCGTAATCTTTACTCTAGTCTTGGCACAGCACAGGCTCATGCCAAACTTAATTACCAGAAAGATATTATTTGGACGAAATTGGGAGCGATGTCTTGGTCAAGTGGTGATCTTATACATGTTATGTACACAATCCGAGCAATCGAAGTTATTGATTGAGAGAACAACATGAAATATACATTCACACCTAATATAAGAACAGTTGCTCAATTCAAACCTGTATGGACAACTGACATTATCAAAAACGAACCGATGATGTTTTCAGCCGATCCTGCATTTGCGCATACACACGGTCGCTCTCTAACTAGAGAGATTACAAGAATGTTGCTCCACAGCAAAGAATACAAAGAAATTGTAATGTTTGCACCGCAAGATGATTTTTTCACAGTAATCGACACCCGCGTTACTATGACGATGAAGGGCATGTATCCTTCAATCCCAGGATGGCACTGTGATGATATACCTCGCAGCAGAACAACAGGCCAGCCCGTGTTGCACGGTGTCAATCCGTTTGTACAACATTTCATGGTGATTCTCTCCGATCAGGAAAGCACAGTCTCCGCTACGGAATTTCTAAATATGACGGTTGAGCTAGACATTGACCTTGCAAACGTATGGCAGAGCGTAGACCATGGAATCAACGAGAGAATGGATACTTATCGTATACACCAGAAAGAAACTGATAACCATATGAATCCAATGACGAGCTTTATCAAACCAGGTGACATTGTTCGATTCAATCAGGAAGCGATTCACAGAGCCTCTCCGACAATCACCCCAGGATGGCGATTCTTCTACAGACTCAGCATAACGCACAGAAAGCCCGCTAACGAAGTCCGAAATCAAGTACAGGTGTATGCATCAGAAAATGGTTGGTAAGAGCTTAGAGGAGCTTACAGACGGTCATATAATTTTTGACCCCTCTGCAACCGCTTGATTTCATTGAGGTTTCTGATACCTGAATAGAGGAAAAGGTCTGTTATAGACTGACTGATACACTGACCTGCCTTGCGATCAATTAAAACGTAAGTTATTGATTGTATTACAATGAACCGTAATAAAATCAACGACTTAAGTGCAAAAATTAATTCTAACTGACTGATATCCTTAGGATTAAAGATTTGACTTTTTCCTTCCACATCTGTATAATTTACTTAACGATCAGGAAACAGGACAACACTATGTCGATTACCAAAGCAAGTCTCCCGCAAATTCGCAAAGACATTAATGCTGCACTCGCAACAATCGAAAAAAAGCATAATCTCAGATTCAGTATCGGCGCCATCACGTATGAGGTAGGCGCAAGCTTACGCACGAAGCTTGAAGCAGTATCGACTGCTGACCATACAGGCAACGCGATCAATCCTGACAAAATCAAATTCGAAAAGAATGCTTGGAGAGTTGGCGTGAAGAAAGACGCTTTCGGCCAAACGTTTACGTCGAATCGCAAGCACTTCACGATTACGGGACTCAACACTCGCGCTCCGAAATATCCCATTCAAGCAGTAACGGCCAGTGGAAAGCGTTACAAGTTTCCAGTGAGCCATCTTCCTTCTAGCCTGCAAGCTTAATAATGCCTAGCATTTCACCGCTCTCTAGTTTGAATAACGACGCCGATGTCCTCAGGGATCTTCGGCGTCGTGTTAGAGAAATGAAAGCCGCAGAAAAGGATAGTAAACAAGGATATAGTGCTTGCATCAAATTCTATGAACGAATTCTAGAATGCGTCCCTGACATAGACTATGAGAGCATTTATCGCGCCGCTGCCGCAGGCGTTACTATGCGCAATACTGAAATTGATCGTTTGCAAAGAATCATTTATGACAATGTTCCTAATGCAGTAGAACTAATAAATGAAGCTCCGCAAGCGTTAGGACGCAATGTAGTGAGGGAACACGAACTTAAACTCAAAACGTTTAAGAATAAATTGAAAGATGGAGATTAACAATGAAAATCACAGATTGTAAGGATTTTGAGGACGATGATTCGACTGTAACTGTGAGAACTATTCTCGGAGTAACTTCTGAGGGTTGCGGAGTTATAGAACGCGAATTTGAGTACGAGGATGAGGATGAGAACAGCAGGACTTTCGGCGAAACATTGACGGGTCTTGAAACAATCCTCGAAATGGTTGATCTTGACGAGCAGGTTCTTCGCACGTTGGAGGAACTTTCGGAAGAGATTACCGCAGACGATTTAACTCTGGTTGAGGACGAATAACATGGCTAAGAAAACCCCGACAGATGTACGCGGGTATATCTATGAAGTAGGCCAAGAGATTGCAATGGCTAAAAGTTCGTACAGCATGGCCTCAGGCGCTCATGTAGAGATTCGTACAATATCAAAGGTCGATGGTGAAAAGGTCTATGTTGCAGGTTCAAACGGAACTGGCAATTACTGGCTCAGAAATCACGACAATGCAGCTATTTTGGACTAATCATGTCTGATTATTATAATACAATCGGCCAGCGGTTCGAAAAAGAAAAGAACGCCCTCGTTCCGAAGCGCGACTACATAGACGGTCATCCTCTTGAGGATAAGATTCGTAGAATCGTATTCAAATCTGGCCTCAAGTACCCAAATCACGATGCCGCAGGACAATTCAATCTCAAAATACAGACTGCAATCAGAACTATCACATCTAAAACGTATTCAGATATGTTCGGCGCGATCAAGTACACAGCAAATGAAATATTATGCGGCGAAGAGGTTGAACAGCATCTTGACTACATTTTTGCAGAACTGGAAGAATATCAAAAAGACGTTAAAGCATTGGTTCTCAAGCATATTAAGGAATTGCAAGACTTGTAGAATTGTGCTATACTAAATACATCCATTGATTGGAGAAACAGACATGGCCAAGCCCAAAAAGCGGAAAAGCAAATACTTCGTAAACGTTCCTGATATGAGCATCATTCAGAGGACGCACAAGAATCACGGGCATATGGTGTGGCAGGCGCTGCATTATGCACAGTACGAAATGACAGACAAAGGTCTCAAGAAAGCTGCAATCGAGTATGCTAAGAAAAGCAAGCTTGATTTTAAACTTCTGAATGTCTTGACAGACAAGGAATTAACTATGTTCGGCAAGTACGCACTGATCCTGAATGGCGGTGGCGAATTGACCGAAGATATGGATACAGGTTTTGCACGTATGCTTGACGAGCTTTTTCAGAAAGCAAAAATCGAGAAAGCATCACGCAAAGCCGCTGCAAAGATCAAAGCAAAGGAAGAGAATTACGGTCCCGTATTAACTGTACAAGATCGTATGCGTATACAAGCAGAGAAAGTTGGAGCAATATTCGATGCATGGCTTGACGATCTGATTGCTGGCAAGATTAAAACCGTTTCTAAGGAAATGGATCCTACAGGACAAATGAAGCTTGCTAGTTTCAAAGCTGGACAAGCACGTTGGATTAAGAAATTCTATGAGCCTGAACTAGCAATACTACAAGAGGTTGTCACAGGCAAGGATGCTGATCTGAAGGAAGGATACAGCAACGTAAAAAAGAGTTCCGCTCTCCGAGCAATCAAACTGCTTGACAGCATTCTCTCATCCGCAGATATGATCGCTACTGTCGCTAAAGCACAACGCAAGACACGCAAAAAGAAAGCGCCAAGTACAACGAAGCTAGTTGCGAAGTTGAAGTATTGTGAATCACATCCAGAGACTGGCACGGCAAGCATAAGTCCTTCGGGCATCATTGGTGCTAGGGAAGTTTGGGTGTACAACATAAAGTATCGCAAGCTTGGCAAGTATGTTGCACAAGACGCAGCAGGATTGACTGTCAAGGGTGCTAGCATCAAAGACTTCTCAGCAGCAAGCGTACAGAAAACTCTCCGCAAGCCCAAAAAGCAATTGAAAGAGTTTATGGGCAGCGGCAAGGTTAAGTTGCGTACATTCTTGTCAGACATTAAAGCTGTTGACACAAAGCTGAAAGGGCGAATCAACGCTAATGTCGTAATCTTAAGGGTAGTGAAATAGGATAAATAGTAGTAATGATGGTACAGAGGATGACATGAGCTACGAAGAGGATGTTAGTGGACTTGAAAAAGTATTCGCAGAACGATTCTCTCATGCGCAAATCACTATAACCTCGCGAATGGTCAAGGGCAAGAAACGAGTCTATGTCAAAACTGTCGGTGCTTACAAAGTGAGCAGCGGTAGATTGATAGAATGTTTCTTCAATGATATTGAACGTGTGTCTGGCGACTACAGTACACTTACATACAAGTACAAAGGTGAAGTATGAAATATTCTCCCGATGATTTTAAAGATAAACTCGCCGGTAAGCAAGACAAGGTTGCAGCGGTCAAAGAAATTAAGCATGATTTAGCTGGAGCAGGATTGGTTTGTAAAACTGCTCGTCGTAAACTTGCGACTGGCGTCAAAATCTATTTCACAGTCAATCCTCCTGAATCAGTTAGCATGACAAAATCATGGTACGGTGAAGTAGGATCTGTACGAAACTACTCTGTAGACGTTATACAAAAGCATTTTCCGTTAGCAGGCGTTACGAGCGGCGGACCATCAGGATGGACAATTGCCGAGTATTAAAGTAACAGACAAACGCGACAGGCGTTTAATGAAAGATATGCTTCGCTATCCAGCGACGAGATTTTTTCGTGACGAGCATATTGTAATTATCCAGCCGCTGGACGAAAGAGCATATACTTTTTGGACTCCTGTTGTAAGTACGTGGGCGCGACATCGTGCGGATTACACAAATATGTATATTGTTAGGACAAACAGCAAAGAATACTTTGAGGTCAAAGTGGACGCTAGCAATATGATTGGCGGCGGATTCACTTTTAGCAAATCAGCATATTTAGATGCACATGTACCAAAGGGTGAATTTGCTACTATAAAAACATATGATCGAAGCATCAAAGAATATTTGAAAAAGTATCCATCGTTATACGATGCATTTGAGGGAATGGCAATAGAAATGGCATTTCTTCCGTTAATTCGCATCCAAACAGATAAGCTTATTTGGGATGCGTTAGAAGCTGACCAACGTAATCTTCGTTATGTCGAAAATTTAACGCACAAAAGAAAAGTACAGATTCTCAAACGCTGGCCATCGTGTATAAAGTCAATGGGACAAACGCAAGAACTATGCGATCTAGTTGTTAAAGAAAATGCTGTAAATATTAGCTACATTGATGAAATTTATCGTAATCAAAAGATGTGCGAGAGGGCGGTACATGATTATGCAAGTGCTTTACAGTACGTTCCGAACCAAACAGAGAAAATATGTTTGGCTGCAATCAAACGAGATCCAATGTCGCTGAAATACGTTAAGAATCCGACTATGAAGATATACGTAGCAGCAGTTAATCGCAGTCCTAACGCATGGAATCTTATTAAGAAAGAAAAACTGCGTAAAGAAATTAAGAAAGCTAAAAAGCAAAAGAAGTATCAAACATGAGTAATCGTATAGTAATCCTTGATGGTGAAACGTATGAATACCGTATAGGTCGTTCACACGTTGTTATTCGCCACAATGACAAGAAGATTGGCGCACCTAATTTTAGTGAATTGACTGGTGAAAAGTGGCATGTGATTGAGCATGATTCACATAAACGAAATTTTCATCTTACTCCAAAACATATTGTTGATTGGATTATAGATAATTATGCGTATTAAGACATGAGTACACACAGTGGAACTTACAAAGGCAAACGATGTCGCATCAAATTAAAGAATGGCGATGTGTTTGTCGATAAGTTTGTAGACTCAAAGAGCGGGTACTGTTTTTTCGAAGAACGAGGACGCATAGCAAAGAAAGATATTTCGAATTTTTCCATACACAAGTGGAGAACGGAGAATTAAATGAGAATTATATTTTTTATAATACTGTTATTTGTTTTAGGTGGTTGTGATACTCTCGGTGATATTATCCGAGAAAAGAAATATACACTTCGAATCCATGAAACTCCAAACTCCAAACAAACGTTTGGTTATAATAATGATTACGATTATGTAGGTTTTATGGTGCATGGTGTATTCGGTGATGAAGATAAACATATGCATAACGATGATTGCGACCATAGTTTGGAAAATACTTTCAAATAATCCCTGATATTAAGGCTACATTCAGTTTCAAAATGTTATAATACGATAAATAATTATCAAGAAGGAGATTATTTATGCGTATTTTATTCATTGTAGCAGCACTATTCACTCTCGCAAGTTGCGAGTCTATGGACTTTACGAGTGTGACAGTCAGCAGCGGATACAATCATTATTATCCCTCAGGTCATATTAGTTACACGCTAGGTTTTTACAGTGGCGACTATTATAATGGCTATCGTGTGTATGGCACATATGGCTATCGTTACTATCATGCTCCACGACATTATGCTCATCACAGACATTTTGTTCGCCCACCAGTAGTACATTATCATGTGCATACTAGTTACTGTGAGCATAATTACAGACCTCGAAATCATAACAATCAAGATCGCAGAAATCATAACACGCAATCTTACGTACAGCCACAAGTACGACAAACTCCTCGAAGTACCCCACCTGTGCGACAAACTCCGCCGCGGCAACGCGATCATCGTCAAAATAGGCGCGAAGACCGAGTAGTCAATAATAATCAACGTCAGGAACGTGTAGTCAACACCGAGCGCCGCGAAAATCGTCAAGATCGAAGACGCGATCAAAAAAGAAAGCGTAAGTAATACCTAAAAGCTGATAAATACTCTGTATATTACAGGGGACTTTTGTATGTCAGCTACTCAAACATTTAAGCACACGATGAAGAAAGAGATTCAGCTATTGCTGGGCGATCAGATGGTTGAGGTTGAACTTGACGATGAACACATGGAACTTGCTATCAAAATAGCAGTTGAGCGTGTTCGTCAACGTACAACAGGTGGTGTTGAAGAATCGCATGTATTCATTACGATGCAACCAGATCAAAACAAATATACTCTGCCAGAAGAAGTACAAGAAGTAGAAAAACTTTATCGCAGAGGCGTTGGTGCTAATAGTACAGGTGGTACAAACTTTGATCCATTCGAAGCAGCATTCTCAAACATCTATCTACTCCAAGCAGGTCGAACAGGTGGTTTGGCTACGTGGGATTTCTTCGCACAGTATCAAGAAACTATCGGACGAGTGTTCGGTTCAGAAATTAACTTTATTTGGCGTCCATCTACACATGAACTAGAATTAATCCGCCGCCCAACAGCAGAAGAAGATGTAATGGCTAAGGTTTGGATGATTAAGCCCGAAGAATTGATTTTGTCTGATGCATATACGGGCCCGTGGATTCGTGATTATGCTCTAGCTAAATCAAAACAAATGCTCGGTGAGGCTCGCGGCAAATTCCCAGGTGGTCTCCCAGGCCCAGGCGGCTCTGTATTGCTTAATGGTGAACAAATCAAAGCAGATGCAGTAGTAGACTTAGAAAGATTAGAAATGGAGCTACAGAATTTCGTAGTTTCTCGCGACGGCATGCCGTTTAGGATTGGCTAATGAACGAAATGAGAAAATTAATAGAAGCTATGAAAGTTATTGAGAAAGAACGAGATGAATATTACTACGGTGATTTACTTGCTTACATTCCACAAGAACCGCAAAGACAAGATTCAACACTAAATCAATTACAAGATTTAATACAGGTTGCACAAAAATTAGGAATGCATGACGCAGCAGATTATATTTTATTAATTGTTAGGAAGCACAATGAAGATTAATGAAATCGTAATCGAAGGGCGACACGTTCCAGTTGTTGTCGCGCATGATCCTAAAGAAGCAGAGGCTAAATTCTTAAAAGCTAACAAAGGACAAGCTGGAAAAGAATATGATGTACGATCAGCACTTAAGAAAGTTCGTGATCGCTATGATGTAGAAATCATTGGTGATTTAGAAGATTATATGGGACATCCTGGCAAGAAAAACAGTGATAATAAAGATAGTTTACTAACAAACAGGAAAAAGAAATCTTGACTTTTGGAAAAGTAAGCATTATAATACGTTATACTTACCTACATATACAGGAATAGGAAAATGTCAAAAGCAAAGTACAGAGCAGGAAGATACGGTAAAGGAATAGCACGTACTTACAAGTACAAGATTGGTGGCAGAAAGAGTAGCGTATCAGCGCACTCAATGTCAACACCAGAATTGCTAAAGCTATATTTTGCGCCGAAGTTGAAGAAAGATACGCACAAGGTTGCAACTGTATTACGCTTGCGTAATGTCGAAATTGCTACCCCGCTAGAGGAAGAAATAGCAACAGCATGAGAATAAGTGAAGTTACACAACATCCAGCAGTAGCAAAAGAAGCAGAATTTACTATTTTGCTACAGTCTGGGGAAGACAAGATGGACGAAATGGTTGCGTTTGTAATGGATGACAGAAACGCAGAGTCCCGTCGCCTACATATACTTAGGCGTGTTGATGAACTACTTGGTGATCTTAAAGACAGTTATAGTGCCGATGATCTTGAAGATTTCATGCACGATCAGGGCGATTGGAAAGACAATCTTCGTAATGCACTCAGCAAAGTCAAAAAAGGCCCAGAATGGAATCGCACTAGCATGAGTGACGAGGAAATTGAGTTGCAGCTTGCAAAAGATTTGAAACTTCCTCCGTACCATCTTTCTGTTGTTGATGAAACAGAAGATGATGACACTCCGACAGGCGAATATGAAATTTGTCAACGTTGTGGCGGAGAAGGCTGCATTGAATGTGAGGAAGGACTCAAAGATATTACAGGCATGCACAAAGCACTGGATCTTGATGACTACCTAGGAAAAGAATGAGAGCGCACGAATTATTTGAGGGCGGATGGGAGTCAGTTGCTACTCAAAGTACAAAAATCACTCCAGAAATAACTCGCGCAGCATTGCAGCAAGTTAAAATATTCACAGATGATTTCAATAAATATCTAGCAGTACAAGGTGAGCTTCCTGTCAAAATGGGAAATCCTACAGGCTCCTCTGCATACTATGATGTAGACTCTGACGATAAAGTGTACGGTGACATTGATCTACAAATGATTGCAAAAGAACAAAAAGACATGACTACGAATCAGCTTACTGCTTTCTACAACAAGCATATGAATGATTTTATCAAGACTACAAAACCTGATTACATATACGACGAAGGCAAAGAAATTCGTGGTCACGTAATCTTTATTATCGGCACGCCAGTTTACGTACAAGTCGATTTCATTTGGGCAATCGAAAAAGAAGCTGATTGGGCGCGTTATCGCACAACACCAGAGCGCGGAGTCAAAGGTCTTGTATACGGCAGCTTATATTCTAGCTTTGGCGAAATCATAAACATGAGCATACAGCTATCAGGCGCGCAAATGAAAATCAAAGATGGCCTGCCTGTAAACTTTCAAAAAAATCGTAAAGTTGACTCAGTTGAAACATTATCACTAGATATTGAAAATTTCGGAATGGATATTCTACGTGAGCTATATCAGCGCACATATCCTGACACTCCGATTGGTGCAATACAAATTGATCCTGAACTAAAAGCAAATCCTGGCCTCGTCAAAGACAATATTAAAATGTCATCACTCATAAGTGTTATTAGAGGATTAGGAAAAAGTTTCAAACTGAATGACATGTACGGAAAATATAATTTAGTTGACATCAAATCATATCCCGATCTTATCTCCACATTTATGACGCATCTCAAAGCAAAAACAGATGCAGCAAAAGTCGCTAAGAAATTTGACAAGGCGGAAACTCCTCAAGCAATCGCAAAGGTCAAAGAAATTCGTCAACAAATTGACTCAGGTGTAAAAACAGTAGAAAAACTAATCTACGCTTGACACTTCCTTTCTAACCTGTTATACTTGTCCAAAAGAACAAGGATATAACGTGCGCAAAGTAGTATTGGTCAAAACTCCAAAAAAGAACGCAGCAATACAATTTATTACGCCTGACTATATGCCGCCAGGTGTAGAACATGTTGGTACGTATGTTTGTCCAGTAAGTAATAAAAAATATAAGATGTATGGCTTCGGCGAAGCATCACCAAAGTGGAAAAACTTAAGGAAATCAAGATGCTTATAGGATTACTCGGTCGTATTGGTTCTGGCAAAGGATCAGTCGCAGATGAATTAGTAAATACGTACGGTTTTCGACAAGATAGCTACGCATCTACCCTAAAAGACATTACAGCACTCCTATTTAATTGGGATCGTGCAATGCTTGAGGGCAACACGCCAGAAAGTCGCGCAGATAGAGAGTTAGTTGACGAGTGGTGGTCTGAAAAATTGGGAATTGAAAACTTCACGCCGCGCCTAGCACTTCAGTTGATAGGCACAGATGTATTTCGGAATAATTTTCATCCTGATATTTGGATGCTCAGTGTAATGTCTCGATATAAAGACGATAATGTAGTAATTAGTGATTGTCGCTTTCCAAACGAAGTTCAGGCAATACGAGAAATGGGTGGTCGTATTATTCGTGTTGATCGCGGCGAGGAACCTGAATGGTGGCCATGTGCAAAAGATGCGGCTGATAGTATGATTGAAGCGGTTGAACGTATGGACACGCATTATAATATTCATGCAAGTGAATGGGCTTGGGCATCACAGATACCTGATGAAGTTATTTTGAACAATGGCACACTTGATGAATTATATGGTATGGTCAAGCTACTAGATAACAAATACGGGTTCAATGTGAAAACAACATATGATCCTAATGACCCAATCGGAACCGAATACCGCGTTTAAGACTTTTTAATATACCTATAAATTGATGCTCGCGATACATTAAACTTTCTTGCTAGTGAGCTAACTGTTTCTCCGATAGCAAACCTATCTTTCACTGATAGTATCTCGGATTCTGATAATCGAGTATCTTGTTTGCGGCCACATTTCTTTCGTTGTTCTTCTTTACGTTTTTGTCCCTCAGGACTAGCCCAAAATGCATTCATTTTTTCAGACCTACGTCTCCTAGCTGCAATACCCTCTGTTGTTTGAAAATATGCCAGTTTAGATTCACTGATCTTTGACAAATGTTCTTTGCTTTTCGGTTTTCCGGGGTGTCCTCTTAGCGGAGCATCAACAATCAATATATCTAATTCAATAAGATTATCAATTTCTTTGATTGTTCTTTTAGTTGTATATTCTCTAAGACCGCCACTAGTTGCATTGTATCCGCTTTTAAACGTATTATATTTTGCTACGTATTGAATTTCAAGATTGCTTGCTTCTTCTTCAGTTTTACATTCAGCTAAAATTTCCCAGTCCCATGACTCTAAATCAGTATGTATTCTTAGTGCCCTATGAAAAGGGAATGTTGATCCGCTTCGTGCATCACTATGATGTTGCCATTGACGTTCGAGGAGTGTATTGTTAGTCAATCCTATATAAGATTTATTGTTCGTCTTGTTTGTTGCTTTATAAATTAACATCACACTTGTATTTACTGTTTATTTCCGTTTCTAGATAAATATATGGTATAAGGCTAACGTAATATTTAGTCATCAACATAAAAAGAGGAGAAAATAGGATGGTACTCGTATCGCCAGGCGTTCAAGTAACTGTAACAGATGAGAGCTTTTTTAGCTCGTCAGGGCCAGGTACTGTCCCGCTAATTTTCATCGCAACAAAACAAGATAAGCTTACCCCAGATGGTACTGCAACTGCGCCTGGATCAACAACTGCAACAGCAGAACAATTGTTCCTAGTTAGCAGCCAGCGTGAG